CAGAATCGAAATTCTTCTATCACTACTTTTTCTCCAAGTCCTGGCTCATTTCCTGAATCATTTTTTTGAGATATTGTAAGGAAAATTCTTGTTTTATTTGTACAATTTTTTCATTGATTTCTATAATCTCCTCACCATCGATGCCGTAAAACAAAGCCATTTCCTGAACTTTTTTGTCAAGATATTTTTTGTAATCTGCTTCAAATTGCTGGGTATAGATTGCTTCTTTTACATAATATTCTTTAACAAAAGTATCATGCTTAGGAGCAAAATAGCATTCACGACAAACATGGGTCTGGGAACCTTCTACAGATATAGTCAGCCAAATGTGTGGTCCCTTGCACTTTTTGGCCGCTAATAACTTGAATTTTTTAATCTGCTGTATTTTTAGTTTAAATCTTCCGTACAATACCTTAGTAAAATATACAAAAGCTATCAGATTTACTAAGACTAGGAAAACAGAAAGAGAAACTCCTGCAAATTGTTCAGACATTTTTATCCTCGATCTTATCGATCAGATTAAGCTCAAGAGCGGTCTCTGCATCTATTATAGTATCAAAATTTAACATCTCTTGAAGCTCTTTTCTTCCGATTGATATCTTTTTATTTTTAGCATTTCCTGCAGGGATTTCTGATTGTCTGTCAATTAAAGTAAGATATTTTTCTAATGTTATTTTCCTGTCACTAATCTTGTCCAAGTAGATGTCTTCCATCATTTGATCAAATTTCTTTGTCTCATTGGCCCATTTATAAAGAGTTTTTGCATGCTGATTTGTACCAGCGCTTCCGTAATGTATCATGATTCTTGAGTGTCTTGTCATGGTTCTTTGATCGGCTGCTTGCAAGATTAAAGATCCCATAGACATCGCATGCCCGTATACCCGGATTGTCACATGGTTTTTACAATTAGAAATAGCATCATAAATAGCCATGCCGTGATAAACGTCACCGCCAATATTGTTCATGATCACATTGATAGGCTTCTCACCCTTCATTGAGAGAGAATCCTGATTATCCAGAATATGAAGAGCTTTAACAACAGTTTCGGCCATGTGGTAGTCTGTGCCACTTTCTCCGTCACTGTCAGAGCTGCTCATGCTCCCCATATAAATGGTTCGAGTGGGAAGATAGATGTGATTGTCCATAAACTGGTCAACATCATCTTTTTTAAATTTGTGATAAACATCTAATTCATCGGTCATAATTATCTCGTTATTTTGTCGGCATAGCTCCAGCCCGATTTAATAGCTGTCAGCCATTCTCTTTCTTTGAAATCAGACTGCTCTTGAAAAAACCTTTCCAAGTATAATATCGTAGAATCTACATCGTACCCATTTAAAGCAAATTCACACCCTATTGACATCCATTTTTGATTTCGAGATCCGTGCATATTATGAACCCCTTCCACCAGAGCCTGCATAACCCATGGTTTAATCCCTTTAAAATTAGGAACAGGGCTTTTCCCTTTATTTCTGATCAAAGGCTTGGGTTGTTTATCAATGTGCTTATTAAGCCATTCTGCCAGCGTGTCGAGGCTTATTCTCTTACCCATATGAAGAAGTCTTTGTTCTTTGTTTGTTTCGGATCTGATCGCACCCGGGAACCTAATAGACCGGCTAGGGTTTTTAGTTTTCTGATCGGCCTGAGTGAGGATGTTTAGAATCCACTGATAGGTATGTCTATAAATGTGGGAACTGGGAATGTCGTGATCAAGGACGAGAGCAAAATGTAGAGATTTATTGCCTGAAAAGCAACAATAAGAATAAGGGAAGCCGCTGTCTTTAATGTATTTCCATTGATTTTCGAGGGTTGCATCGTCACACTCCACCATAAATGTCCTATAGGCGACAACGTTTTCGTCATTTCTTTGACCCTTAATAGGATTGATCGCCACTAGAACTGTTTTTTCTTCGTCAAGTTTTTCTTGAGATTCGCTAGGGTAGGCATATTTATTCGGAGAGAAACATATCTCCTCACCGGGATTGAAAAATAAATCTAAAAAGTTTTTAGTCATTTCTTTCATTTTTGTCTTCAAAAATATTCGCCAGTCCCATGTCCTTGCTCTGTTCTCTTGTTTGTCTTATTACTTTTGAGGCAGTAACTTGAGCATCAATTTGAGGTGTCCATTCAGAAAATCTTTGCATTTTTTTATCAAAGTAAAGAACGTGGCCTCTTAGAAGATCTCCATGTCCGAATCTGACTTTGTGAGCATATAGGTAGGATCTGCTATTTTCAAAATCTTTTTTAAGTTCAATAATATCGGTAGCATAGATGATAATTGATTTACCACCTTTCCATCTATACATTGGATGCTGAGATTCAAAATCCGCATCATCTAAATCTTGTTTATTTTTCTCATTTCTCAAACTGTCACACTGGGCCATGGCTATAATAGGGAATGGAGAGGAGTCTTTAAATACGTTAAGTTCACTAGCAAGAGCATTGTTCACGGTCCAAGGATCTTGTGCTCCCATTTCGCTGATGTTTACGTTTGTATAGTAATCGATTATAACAGCGTCAAAGATCCCCTTGGCCTTTTCTAGCGTGGCCATAACACCTCTTACTGTGGTGACTTTATATGCATCGGATTCATTTTTAGGAGAAATTACAACAAGATTAGAGCTATTAGCCAGTAATTCTGCATCATCCAGTACCTTATCAATCTCTTCAGGGGAGCACTTATTTGTTTTATAATCACCGAACGATACCTTAGTCCTGAGACAGCTGATCCTGGCTCTAACATCTTCTTCTTTTTCTTCATTGGAAAGAATCAAAACTTTTTTATTTTTATTGACCATTGCTTCTGCTATGTGTGCGGTAAGTGTTGATTTACCATTATTTGTCATAGAAGGCACAACGATCAAGCTTCCCGGAGCAGCAATAAAATGTTTTGATATTTTTTCGTTTAAAAAAATAACAGAGTTTTTTCGATCCTCAAGATCTCTCAACATTTTCTGTTTATCAAAAACTCTGTTTGTTAAGTCTTCTTTTTGCAAATTATTGTGGATATTAGAAATCTTATCGATTTCACTTTTTTGCATTTTAAGCTTAACATTGTAAATTTGCGCCTGAAGTTCTTTGTTTTCTTCGACCAGAAGCTGCGTTTTAGCAGTTTTGTCATACGCTTCCGTAATCTTATTAAACATCTCTTCAGGACTTTCTTTATCAGCATTGTCAGCCATACTCACCTATAGTATCATAGATTTTTTTTAGAAACAAGTTTTTGAGCCATCGCCATTTCTTCTTTTTTGATCATTAGGTCTTCAGCACTTAGGTATGATTCGTTATCTGTACTGTTTCTATAAAAATCTTCAATCGCAAGATAGTTAGGTTTTTTATGAACAATTCTAATAACCTGACCATCCGGTGTTAAGAAAGATGTTTTGCTCAAAGGTTTTAAATCTTTGAGCATTTGTTTAAACTTTTTTATCTTTATTTTCTTAAACCCAAAGGATTCTGGAGACATTAGTAAGCTATCGTCACTAGGGTTTTTTTCTTGTCCCCCAATAAGATAGATTTTCTTAGCCTTATCTCCTATAATATTTGCGCTTTTAATTTCGCAAAATTTAGCAATTTCCTGAAGCCTTTGGTTTAAATACTTAGCAAGGTTGTAACATTCTCTAAGAAATATGTCACGCTTACTAGGATCGCTCTTGTCGCCATACTTATACTTATGATCGGCAATAAACTTTTCCATTAGCTGTGGATTTTCATTTAGCCCACCCATGGAAATGAACGACACCGTATTAATTCTTCCTATGTTTTTTAAATCATCACTGTCAAATCCTACTATTTTAAAGATGCCTATATTTCTGTAATAAATTTTTTCAGAAATATTACAGATCATTTCTTCAAATTCCTGGAGTCTTTCAGGTTTAGGATTTGTAGATTTTCTAAAATACCGATGTCTCATGTAGACTAATTCAAAATAATCATTAGAATTAATCTTCTTTTTACAATCCACTTCTGGATCGTCCAACTTTCTTAAAAAATCAGTCATTACAACTCCTTATAAATCTAACAATCTTACTTCATTCAAAATAGCTTCGCCTAGTCCGGGGTTGTTTTTGATAGCATCTGCCATAGTGTTTTTGCCATCATATGTAATCCCTTGGAATTCATAGACACGATTATTCGGTCTAGTTAGAACTCCTGTGTTTACACCTAGTTCAAAAATCTCTTCGTGTTGATTGATAAATCCTTTTTTATAATCAACTGTGATTCTTGCCGCTCGTCCTGCTGTTCCTACCGAATTCTGCTCCATCTTAACATAGATCTTATGTCCGGTCAAGTCCTTATTCCCTCTGGCATCTTTTGATTCTCCTTCAAAACTGTTTCCTGCCAGATCTTTTTTATCGTCAGCCGATCCAGCTTTTTTAACAGAAATAAAGTATTCATGGTTATGCTCACACGCCTTAGGAACAGCCGCTTTAGTATCTGGGCCGTAGTGCGATCCGATGTTCATACGAATCTGAGCAACGGTGATGTAGTTGATGTTATTTTTCTTGAAAAAAGGAATAATCTGATCCAGACCTCTGGTAATGGTCAAGGCTTTATCTCCGATCAAGTGATCCTCAACAGACTTCCCTTGTGCCTTTACACCACCAATTGCGGTGATCGAATCGATTATCACCAGTCTTAGTGGCATGCCGTCTTGAACCAGAGGTTGAACCTCGTAGGCCAGATAGTCGAAGATATCCTTAGGATCAGATGTATCATAAAATAACAGACGATCTGGATCAATTCCAGTGAAGAATCCTTTCTGGAACTTGCCCTTGTATTCTGTAGAGAAATACATAACAATCCCTTCAGGATCATCCTGGTGAAGTTGGGCAGCAATTGATTGAGCAAGCAGTGATTTACCTGCTTTGGGTTCAGAGTAAAGCAGGACACCAGATCCCTTAGGGATGCCATGTGACTTGTTTGCAAAGATCCAGTTCATGTAGGGACTTGGTGTATAGAGACAGTTTTCGGATGCAAAAGCATCATAATTATGCTGCACATAAGCATCATGTTTTCTAAGTTGTTTTAACCATTTATTTTCAGCCACGGGTTGCTCCTTATCTCAGGCCTACACTACCACTGCGGATAATGTAGTCCATTTGTTTTTTTAAAAATCTTGATGTATTTTCCATCACTTTCATATTCGATTCAAGATGTGCTAGGATTGATTGAAGTTTTTCTAAATGCTCATTCGCCTGCCTATGATCTTCATTCTTAGTAATAACAGCTTTTCTAAAGTCTGTATTATTAGCGTTCTTAGGCATTTCTTCCAGAAGCTTGGGTATGTCTGTCAAAATAATATCGGCTTTAATCTCCTCTATATTTTGCATAGCCTTTTTTATAGCATCTTCTGTAATGATAGCATTTCTTCTTGCTTCTCTCCAAGCCTCTTGAAAGGTAAACTCAAGACTGGAATAATTCGCAGGAACTAGATGCTGAACCTCACTCATACGAGTTTTAGCCGTTTCCCAGCTAGAGGTATCTATCCTTAATTCCTTACAATGTTTAAAAGCAGGGACGACAAGCATCGTCCCTTTTTTTGTGTCTGACATTAGAAGTTACCACTCTCTACTTTTTTAAAGAAGTCTTCCTCACTCATACTTGAAACATCCACGTTCCCCATTCCTACAGGCATGTCCTCATCTTCGTAAAAGTCACTCTCATCCGAAACAGTCTGAGCAGTTACTGTAGTGGTTGCATTAGCAGTTGTCATTGTGACACCTGCGGTTTTTTGCAAATCTGCGGTTCCAGTAGGAACCGAGAGACCCGAAGTTGCAGTTGTTTGTCTAGTAGTCGTAGAGCTTGCTTCGGTTTTTTGTCTTTTGTTGCCCAGAATTTCATCTACCGCTGTAGCTCCTTCGTGCACAATTCTGTGCTCTTCGTCAGGAGTTACAGTTGGATAGATTTTATCTAACTCGAACGCATCGGTAGAAAGCTTTACCATAATGGAGTCACTGATTGAATGGGGAAGGTCAATCATGGCCGTTAATTTACCGGTAGGAGTTGCGATTTCTTGTTTTTGTTTATATTCATTGACAGTGTATAGAGTATCTCGACCAGTTCCATTCCTGCTGAACACAAAGAAACGACCATTCTCTACACCGATAGGATCGATCCCTTCAGAGCGAAGACGATCCACTTCTGCTTTAAGCGCTTGGAATCCTTTATGACCGATCTTAAATAGTCCAATATTCCCTTGTAGGTCAATTACATTCATGTGATGTTTTGCATCTTGGTTATATTTCTGAAGCATTTTAGTGCATTGTTCTACCAACGCCCCGTTGCCACTCTTCTTGGCCTGAGCCTGCTGGACTTTGATAGCCTCTCGTCTTTTATGTGACTCTGATTCAACCTCTACCATCCCTCCATAGTTTACAACTCTAGGAGATAGGAAAGGTCGCAATTTGCCATCTGTCCCTGTATATCCAAATTCTACTCTGTGATACATAGACCACTTGCCTGAATCTGCCAGATTACCCATAGGTGGAAGAACTCTCAGAATAAATGTGTTCTGATTCTTTTTGAATGAAAAATAATTCTTTTTACTTTGTTCATACTTTGGTGATCCTAGTTTCATACCTTTTCTCCTTGTGCGTTTGCGGCGATTGTTTTTAGGGTTTCTTCTACATTTTTTTCATCCACTTCTTCAAGTGAAATTTTTGTCTTTAAATCAGTTTCTAGCTTACCTGCAGATACCTTTACTACCTTAGGATTTAAGCGTTTTAATCCTTCGGTGATACTTACAATAAATTTTTCATCTTTGCTATGAATAAGAATTGGTACAATCTTTGATTTGTAATTCTTATTAATTGCTTTCTGTGTAATCCTTTCTAACGCATCTAGACCGACTACTTCGCTTCCTACAATATCGGTCACTGCTGATGCGATAACATCTAGCATCTCTGCTTCATCTTTTACCACACGAGAGTACTTTGAGTCAAATATAAGTTGATTATATCCTGTCACATCCAGTTTTTTCATCTTTTCTTCTAGCAGATTACCAAGAGCTTCAAAAACAAATGCGTTAATTTTTTTGTTTCTGTACAACTGAGGACTTACTTTTTCCAGTATCTCTCTGAACATTTCTTTCCCATCTACCGAAAAACATTTAAAATTTTCTTCAGCAACGGATGCAAATTTTTCTGATAGATCCCCTGTGACTAGGATAAATACTGCGTTTCTTAAGACTTCGTTTTTATAATCAACATACAGATCTTCCAACTTTTGTTTAGCACTATTGATTTGTCCCTTTTTATAAGGCAAAGCCCTAGGGCTGATAACATTCAAATCTTGTTGTGCGATTTCTTTTTGTTGATTAATCTGATCCAGGATAGTGGCCAAGCTCATTTTGTTCTCCTTTAAATGATGCCGAAATACTCTTTAATATCATATTCTGTTTTAAACAATTCTTTAGCTTCTTCCATAAGCTCTACTCCTTCTAAATCATTAGAAAAAAACTTTTCAGAAACAAATCTTCCTCTCAAGTAATTGATTTCTAATACATAGCTTCCTTCATCTTTAGTTATGTATGTATTTAACGTACAATTACTAGAGATGACTTTTTCTTCTAATTTTAATTTATTTTCCATTAAGACCCCACCCTATATTATCACAAAGAAAACTTAAGTCAATATAAAAGTTAAAATATATCTTCAACAACAATGTCATCTATATTGGTGTGATATTTTTCTCTGTCCATTTTCCTGTGTAAAAACAAGAATATAACTGAATTTTTCTTTAAATTTTCGGGGTACTTTAAAACGCCGGTTTCATAGTCTGGCCATTGTACAAATTCTTCCAAGTGGCCATCTATATCTATGATCATCTTTAAGGCCTTTCTCTGTCCTGCTTTATATGCAAACTCTTTAGATTCAACAACATATCCTGCTATACAAAAATTTATAACTTGTCTAGTGTTGGTCTGGTATGGGATATCTTTTATATTTTGAAATGTCTTACCATTAATTAATCTTATCTCTTCGTGTTTTTTATTAAATACATAACTATTGCCGTTTGATGAAATAAGCTTAACATTCTTGGTACTACTTTTGATAACATCATAAAGCTTCGCAGGCATAGTAGGGAAAATAGATTTTTTAAGAATATAGTCCTTGACTGGATTCATAAAAGCATACTTCAAATCAATTTTACCTTCGGGTATTTTGTGCCGACATCTTTTGGTCAGAGGATGTATCTTGGCTGCTTCAATAAAATTTAACAGATCCAACCCTAGACTGAGTTCTTTGTTTGATTTTTCATACATTTTTTTCTTGTATTCCCATGCACTTAGGGCGTTCTCAAACTGCTGCATCTTCTCCATAAGATTTGTGTTCTTAGGAAAAAGACTGTCCATAACACCAACGTGGATTAGACTTCTAACAAGAGCAGGGCCTACAACTTCTTTGATAATAAGATCATCGACTGTTAAGTAAGGTCGATTGTCAATAATATTCTGAGCAACTTTTACACCCAACCCTCTGAGTACTGATAATTTATTTCTAAGTGTCCCTGTTTCGTAATCAATCACAATCTCCTCTCTGGACAAGTTAATATCAGGAGGAAGAAGTATTTTTTTAACGTGAGGCCATAGCACTTCTGTTATTTCTTTTTCTTCAGCATTGGATAACACTGCGGCCCACCATTCTAGAGAATAGTGGTGCTTTAAATAAGCACAAGCATATGCAATCATTGAGTAGGCCACAGCATGGGATTTGTTAAATCCATACCTACCAAACTTTTCGATCATTGACCACACGACTTCCGCTGTTTCTGCATTAACCTTGCCTATTTTAGCCGATGCCTCGATAAACTGAGGACGAAGCTCGTCGATCATTTTGGCCTGTTTTTTACCTACTGCAATACGAACATCTTCTGCTTTTTCATCATCCCATCCGGTCAGTTCTTTTGTGACCTTAGTAATTTGTTCCTGATACACCATAATCCCGTAAGTTTCTGGCAAAAGATCATCAAGGATCGGCATTTCGCCCTTACTTCTTCCTTGTCTTCTTTCTACATACTCTTCGGCCATGTTTCGACCGGTTCTTTCATCTATAAACTCAAGAGGACCTGGACGCACCAAAGAAGTCACAACGGCACAATCTTCGATCGATCTGGGCATCATGCTTTGAACAAACGGTGTCACAGAACTTGTGTTTAATTGGAATACAGTTTCGGTCTTTCCTTCTGCAAGCATATTGAAAACAGAGGATTCTTCATCTAGATCCCATATATAGGTATTTTTACTGTTGTGTAAAAAATACCCTGCACTTAAGTCCACAGCCCCATTCTTTTGATTAATATATTTGATAGCAAGCTCGATATCGTTTAAGCACTTTACCACAAGAAAGTCGTACTTAATAAGACCGGCAGCTTCTACTTCTTTTGCCTCATATTGCGTTATGTTTTCTGAGTCAGACACTTTCATCGTAGGGATAACATCATTGATCGGTATATCAGAAATAACAAACGCAGAAGCATGTCTACCATGTTGACGAGGAACACCAAGGGTTTTCTTTACAATTTCCCACTCTTCAGGACGCTTATTGATATAAGCACGGAGTCTTGGGTCACGATCGATCAATCCCGGTGTGTCTTCATACCCGAACACAAAATCTTTATCCGATATACCCTGAGGAGTCGCCTCGAGGTTTTTAGCAAAGGTTTCTATCTCGTCCTCTACTTTGCCTTTTTTAAATCGATTAACATCCCTGACTGCAGATTTTAATTTCATTAAGGTTCTGATGGATACTTGTGACCAGCGGTCTTTGTAGTTTGTCTCAAGAAAACCATCTTTAGATACCAACATCTCTCTGTCTGGAAAGTCGCAATCGACATCTGGAAGAGTCCCTTTCTGGATACGACCCAGAGTAAGGAATCGGGAGAAATACAATCCATGTTTCAACGGATTGATTTGAGTGATTCCCATACAGTACATAAGGAAAGATCCGCCAGCAGATCCCCGAGCAGGACCGACGATTCTCCCTCTATCAGCGTAGTAATTTAAGGCTTTACTGATTGGGAAAAAATAAGGCAATAAATCAACAACTCCGTTAGCATGGATAACATCAACCTCGTGTTTCAATCTTTTCCTATGCTCTGCGTCATTGATGTCAAATCTGCCAATCTTTTTGATTAAGTCCATGGCACTCTGTAAAGAGTTGTCGGATTCTTTTACCAGTCTGTATTCGTACTTTAATTTAAAATTATCAAAATTACCGGCCCAAGAGTAGCTATTCTCAATAAATTTTTCAAGTTCTTCTGCAGAATAATAGTTAGATAGATAAGAAAAAACTTCTTCAGAGCTTTTCATTGAGTTATTTGTGGAGAGTCTCTTCTCCTCTCCCAACTTAAGGTTCTGAACTAATTGGTCATCTTTGTGTGCAAAATAAGAATAATCATTGATTAAAATTTTAACATCATATTTTTTAGATACTTTGCTAATAAAAGAATTATACAACTCAGAGATATCCTGTCCAATGGACACGAATTCTTTATAATTTTGAGCTGATATGATCCTTTTGTTTACATTATATCCGACCCCATTTACATAGACTTTACGGATAGTCCTGTGTAAGTCAGGCTTGTTAGCTACTTCTTCTAAAGAAACCCTGAAACTTACTGCCTGATCTGTTTCGGCAAGTATAGAGGAATCCAGACTTGCAGATTGTCCATTACTGAATGTGAACGTACTAGATGTTACCCATTTTTTATTAAACTCCATAGGTACTACAGAGGAGTAAAAATTATTTTTAAACTTATTTTTTAACTCTATGAATATAGCTTCGGCAAAAACTTTATTCCCCACCAGCAAGTTTTTACAAACAATACACTGAGGACCGCCTATAACTGCTGTAAAATCTTCTTCAGCAAAATTTAACAGGTCTTGCCATCCGAACAAAGGGTAGTCATGATCTAGGATCTTGATTGTTTGTCTTTTTTTGTCAGATATTTTTTTTACAAGATATTGATAAGCTTTTTGATTTTTCGCATGCAAAGTAATCGTGAAATATTTAATCTTTTCAGATTTCTTTTTAGAAGCAAATTGACAATCACTGACACTAACATACAGCTCACATCCTAAAATCGGTTTAAGCTGCTTTTTAAGGGCATAGTTATATGCTTTGAATGTGTCGGTTAAGTAACCGTTGTCGGTACATACATAGTAACCGGTGTCCAGATCCTTGGCCCTATCTATCATGGATTCTAAAGTAGAGCCAGTTAGGAAGCTGGAAGGGTGGGAATTTGGTGTTACAAAATTTTTCATTAAAGTTCCACTATCTTTAACAAATCATCATTATCATTTTTTAGATTATTTAATGAATTATTCTTAAATAGTTCGCATAATTTTACATAGACATCTTTTTGCATATGGACATCATCTCTGGCACGGTGAGCGGTTCCTTTAGGAAGGCCAAAATAGTCCACCAAGGTTCCTAATCCCCCCACGTTCGCAGGAATTATTCCCATGTCTTTTAGCCAGGTGACGATTAGGGTGGTATCGACTGGATTATGAGTGATGCCGCTTTTCTTGAGGTGAGCACTTGTGAAGAACCCCTGTTCTTCCATGAAAGGGATATCAAACATTGCGATATTCTGCCCAAGGAGCTTGTAATGGACCCTCTTACCCGGCATTTTGTGCTTTTCTAGCATTGCCATAAGCTTCACCCTACCTTCGGTGTAAGTAAGGGTGTCAGGGCTTGAGAGTAGTTCTTGGGGGTTGATTCCCGATACTTTAAAAGCCTCCTCCTCTCCGTGGACTTCGCCTTTATCATTTTTTAAATATAAATGAACTTCATCCAACAGCACCCAATCTTGGTCCCATATGGCAAAATAAGCTTCTGTAATAGTATGATTTTTTTTATCAAACCCACCTGTCTCTAAGTCAAACCCAAGGTACATCATTCAAACCGCCTTTGGGCTATATTATCACATAAAAAAAACCCTGTCAAGGACAGGGTTTTAGTAGTAATAAATGTTTGATTTTGTTAAGTTTCTAGTGATTTCTTGAGTTTTTTAATTGCGTTTTCATATGTTTTCTCAACATCTTCAACGGTCATGTTAAGGACTTTTGCTATAGTTTCTTCATCGACACCGTCAGGGTTTTTTTCAATCAATTGCCTAATGCTATTGTTAAACTTAGGACAATCAATAAAATCTTCTTCTTGTGTTAATTTAAGCTTTTTTTCTTCTGTCACAGGGGAACTCCAGCACATTGTTTTTGAATTGCATTCTGTATAGGTACTCAAATCTTTCCATTTCTTTTTTATGATTATCTTCTTTTCTATCTAAGATTCTCTCTAATGGATATATCTGTTCCCTGTAATATTTCATTCTCATTTCTATCAATTTTTTTTGTTGCTTTATTTTTTTATATTCTGGCATTGAAATAATAATATCTGATGATTTTAAAAAATTCAAATTTTCTAAAGTTATTTCAAACATTTTTTCATTATAAGCCAATTCAAACTTAAAGCGTTCAAGATCCTTGGAAAGGAGATTTAATTCTAATTCCATTCCTAGTAGTTTACTTCTCAGTGTTTTAACTTCTTTCGATTCCTTCATTTTCGTTATCTATCCTAGCTCTATGCCCGCAAACACAGGTATGTACTTTAAAAGTATTGAAGTCTATAATTTTATACCCTCTTCCTTCTGGCATGAAACACTTCGGACATTCCTTTTCTTGTGCAAGCTTTTTTTCCTTTTTCTTAACTTCTTCTTTTCTCTTTAACTTATCGACCTCTTGCTGGTCGGATTCGTTAATCATTTCTATTATTTCTTCTATCTTTTTATCAGCAAGTTTGCTATTTATAAAATCACAACTTTTACTAAAGGATTTGGTCAAGGTTCTGTTCTCTGATTCCAAATTTTTAACGATCCTCTTCAAGTTTTTTATTTCTGCCTTTAATTTCTTGTTCGCATCTTTAGCATTTCCTTCTTTTTCCTCGGGGTAAGATGTATTGTTGTATCCTCTCTGGCCTCTTCCCACTGATTCTCCTTGAAAATGTAATTTTACTTTAAAGATTAATTCTATTAACCATCAAGCAAGTTATTGATTTTATTAGGTTATTCAAGCAAGATGTTAAAACTTCTATACATTTTATATTTCCTTTTAGAGTTAGCAAAAGTATTAAGCGTCTGAGAAGCTTCGGCATTGAACCCGAGAACAGAGGAAAAACTATCATTTCCGGTCAAACACCCATTGATCTGCATTCGACCATTACGGAAGCTTGTAGGCTCATGGTAATGCCCCCCTCTCATGTAATCTATGCTGATCCCTAGCTGATTAGCTCTTTTAGTCATAAGAGTCTCTAGGCCTTTTCTGTCAGCACTTTTAGAGTTATCGTAATGTTCATATAGAATATTATTACCATAAATCTGAAGAACCGCCCATGGCTCCTTGGGTATTATAAATTGGATATTTTTAAGACCTGAAAATTCTGCAAAGTTTTTTAAAGTATTATAAATGATATGGGTAAAATTCTCTTCCCCCGGATTGTGGTAGGTTCTATCGGACCCATCTCTGTCATGATTCCCTGTGACACAAACAATTCTCATCTTAATCCCAAGTTGGCTAAGAGGAGCTATGACTATTTTAAACAGGTTTATAGTGGCTTCATATATTTGTTTAGCATTCCCAAACTCACATCCCTTGGCTGATTCAAGAACATGCATTGAGTAGTTTTCAATAATATCTCCCAATAAACCTATGACAATTTCATCAATAACATATTCTTTACTGTCTCGTTCAATTTCTCCAATAGTAGCATGAACCACCTCTTCCAATCTTTGTTTACATATATCCAAATTGAACCGGTCTGTTTTTTTGCCGAAATGAATATCTGACAAAAGAAGCTCTTTGGTAACACCTAGTTTGCCGGATTTTTTTACAGCTTTGACAGGCTTGGTTTTAATTTTATTGATATCTTTAGCAGCACTTTTAATTGCTTCTAAAATATCATCCCGGTCATTCCACAGCTGGAGGATCGTTCGGTTTTCTTTGGAAGTAAACGAATTATTAGCTTTAACTCTTGCAATTTCTTTTAAAGTTCTAACACCAGCAGTGAGACTGTCGGGATTGTTTTTATATTTTTCCCAACATTGCTTGATGTCAACACCTGTTACTTTTTTTTGTAAAACAAAATTATCGTTTAGAAGCATGGCTATTTCATCAAACCCTCTGCGACTAACACTCTTTTGACTTAAAATAAAAGCAATCTGATCTTCCGTAAATTTCATTTAAGAATCCTGGTTATTTTGTTCCAACGGCAATTCGTTGTTAGCGTCGATCTTGCCTAAACCTACAGGCACTAGATCGTAAATTTCCATAATTTCAATGTCCAGCTTATTCTCTTCACCCTGAATTAAATCTCCAGTTTTCTTACCTACAAACCTAGACTTAAGCTCATCTATAAGACGACCTACAAGGAACTGTAAACGAGGATTCTCAACCTTGCCTTCCTTGTTCAATTCACGACTAACAATCAAAGAATCTTCACCAACAACATCTGTCACTTTGATAGCTCCTTGTTGTAGCATCTGATCCACTCGTTCTTTTAGTGAATTTACTTTCATTTCCACAACCACTTCATTAATATTCCCTTCGCTCAAAGGGAGTTCTCTATTTTGTAGAGAAATCACAGCATCGAGTTTCTCGTGCAACAATTGCAGAGCATCTTTCAGGATTTCATTTTCCCTGGCAATATTGTACAGGATTAATTCCATTTCACCAACTCTTCGGGCTGTAATCATCGACTGTTCCGAAAGGTTCTCTAGTTTTTCTTTTGATTTCTGTAATTTCTCTTCAGGTCTCATTGTGTTCTCCTTATTTTCTTTTTGCCATTGCAAGCAATGCTGTAAAAGTTTGTGCTTCTTGGTTAACCGCCATTTTAGCGGCATAGTGCCTATTGATTGACTCTTGATCCATTTTAGTAGTTGGCCGTGGTCTAACATGTCTTTCAGAGACTAGTTTGTTCGCTTCTGACAAGCTCATGTCTTTTAATGAATTAATATATCTTATATCTTTTTTAGCAATTGCATCAGGTGACATATTGCGAGTGTCCTCTTCTACAGGCTTTTTGAATGATTCCTGCTTGAGGGGGTTTTTTACTGGAACTTGTTTATAAGTTTTTTTTTGAACCTGAGGAGGAGGAGGGGGAGGAGACTTTTTAACAACACTCAAAGCAGGCTTGCTCGGGCTACTGGTTTTGATAGCATTAAGCCCACTCTTAGGTCTTTCAGAGGGAGGTGGTGCACTTTCGGAAACCCCTTTAGTAACTTTGCTGGCAATCATTTTTAATGCTTGCACTTCTAGCTCATTGAATTGGGATTCTTTAATTATTTGATGCACTTCTTTTTGTTTCTCTGATTTCATTCCTAAAAGAATTTCCAATCTTTCGATGATGAATTCTTTAATCTCAGACTGCACCTTGGTTACGGCCTGGGGCATAGCCTCCACACCGTCGAACAGATTATGCTTAATTAGCATTTCATACAAACGCCCTTGCTCAAGTCTGATTCTGGCATTGTCTACTACGGAAATCTCTTCTACATCTAAAAAATCTTCTATTTCTTCAGATTCACTTAAATCATACAATTCTTCATCTCCGTCTTGTTCTTCTTCTTGTTCTTCTTTTTGAGAATATTGCTTACTTTGTTTCCAAGTATCAGAGGGTTCTTCCTCTTCTTTATCCCAAAAATCATTATCAAATTGACTCATATAAACCTCTTTGGATATATAATATCACAACTACGACTCACAGGAAAGACATCCTTCATCCCTGTTGGCAACATCTGCTTGGATGCCTGATTTAGATCGACAATAGTAAAGAGTCTTAATGCCCATCTTCCATGCTTCCATATGCACCTTGTTGAAATAACTAGGCTTTACTTCTACTGGAAAAAACAAATTCAGACTCTGAGATTGGCATACAAATTGCTGTCTTTGAGATGCTTGTGTAATTATTGCCATCTGATTAATCTCATAAGCTGTCTTGAATACATTTCTTTCATTCTCAGAAAGAAATTCAAAATGCTGTACCGATCCATTTTTTCTAGCAATATCTTTCCAGATCTTGTCATCATTTTTACCATATTTTTCTAATAGTACCATAAGATATGGATTCTTCCTAATAAAAGTTCCCTTAGCTGTTTTATCAACATAAGCGTTGGCAATTATTGGTTCAATACCTGGAGACACATCCCCTGAAATAATCGAATTCGATCTAGTAGGAGCAATTGCTATTAAATGAGAATTGTACATCCCTGTATCTTTACACCACTCCGGCTCTCCAAAAACCTGGGCCATACCCTTCGATGCCTGTACGGCTTCTTTGTGTATGAAATTAAAAATCTCACCATTCAGCATCATTGTTGGAAATGATTCAAAGGGAAGGCTTTTGGCTTGTAGAAGAGTGTGCCATCCTAAAACCCCTATTCCAATAGCCCTTCCTTTAGTGGCGTGTCTTACTACTTTATCAAGGCCGTATACTGATTGAGCCTTGCTAATAAATTCATTCAGTACACCGTTTAAGAAAATTGTCGCAATCTGAGGAAGAGATAAGTCATTAATTTTTTCTGTTTTCCATTCATCATAGTTAACCAGATTGAGGGAGGCCAGACAACAAATAAAACTGTGGTCATCATCCGTAAAAAGAGTGATTTCGCTACATATATTTGTCATATCAACTTTTAGCCCAAGTTTTTTATACCCTTCAGGATTTGTTTTATTGACGTTATCTTTGAACATTATATAAGGTTCACCAGTCTCCATACGAGCCTTCATAAGCTCTGCCCATTTAGCCCTAGCAACATAGTCGCCATCTACTACTTTTTGCATAAAATCATCATTAATAACCGTACAGTGATGAAGATTCCCGCATTGACGGTTGGTATCTCCTTCAGGCCTGCGCATACGGACAAATTCATGCCAATCACCATGCTCAATATTTAGATTACCAGAAGCGGCTCCTCGACGAGTAGATCCTTGAGAAATACCTATGATCGTTGAATCGTAAATTTTAGCAAAAGGAATAATGCCTTCAGAAGTCCCATTAGCCCCCCCTTTGATCGGAGTACCTCGTGGTCTGATCCTGCTCCAGTTCATTCCTACACCACCAGAATTCTTGGATAGCATGGCAAGCTCGGCTGCACATTCCATGATTCGTTGCACAGAATCCCCAACATCATTGCCATAACAGCTTATAGGAAGCCCTCTGTCAGTTCCACAATTTGATAAAACAGGACTAGCTGGGCATAGCCAGTTTTTCCACATTGCTTGGGAAAAAATATCAGCCATCTGGCTTTTGGTAAAATCTAATACTTTATCGGTATTCTGGTATAAGAATTCAGCAGCACTTGAAGCAACTCGCTGGTACATTCCTTTTGGTGTTTCACCCTTAAGTCTGTAGCCTTTTGAAATTGTAATATAACCGGCAGAAGTCATCCATTCCGGAGCTTCGCCTGTCTGTTTTAGATTTTGTAATTCTTTATCTAATTCCACTATTTGTCCTCTTCTTCAAATAAATTATCGATTGTAAAATTACAGCGACTGTAATCCGTAACTTTTCCGGCGAAGAAGTCTGCAAACTTTGTACCGCCACTTAGTTCGTCGAACCAAGCCATTCTTTTAAGAGAGTCCTGATCAATATTTTTCCAATTAGTTGCAAGGTTTAGGTCATTCAATTTTGCATTAGCTCTCATTCTGATAAAATTTTTAAGATCAACTGGATCGAGACCTCTTACTTTACCCAAGGAAAAAGCATTATCAATGAAGTCATCTTCTAATTTAACCGAGAGTCTGGCTGCATCGTAGATATCTTTTTTAAGTTCGTCAGTCCATATCTCTGGGTTTTCTTCAATAAAAGTTCTAAACAACCAACATCCCGCCTCAGAGTGCAGTGACTCATCCCGAACCGACCAGCTTACGATAGTTTCTACTCCCTCTAACAGATTGAATCTAGAAAAGTTCATCAGAATGGCAAAAGAACTAAATAAGTTCACACCTTCTGTAAACCCACTAAATATAGCCAAAGACCGGGCTATATCCTGTTTGCTTTTGCCTTTTACATTTTTCAATGCATCTAATTTAGCAACCGCCGTAGGATCTTGTAAAAAAGCAGAATAATCATCCAACCCCAGACTGTCATTCAGATAAGAATAACCCACGGTATGGACGCTTTCCATTGAACTAAATGCCGAAGCCATCATGCAAATCTCGGGCTTTTGGAACCATTTAGTTATCTTCCTTCCCCAGTATTCATTAACACTGATTTCGGTTTGAGTAAATGATTTTAGAATTTGCCCAATCACGAGTCTTTCGGACTCTGTAAGCTTATGGGTCCAATCATTGATGTCTTTAGACATCGCAACCTCACTGGGCAACCAGTGGGCATTTTGTTGTTTTTCAAAATACTCGTAAGCACGAGGGTATTCAAAAGGCTTGTAAAAAACTCTGGGATTTAATAATGACATAGTACTCCTTTCATAGATATAATATCATTTTTTGAAAGGTTTAGAAAGAAAAAAGTCGTCTTGTGATTAAAATAGATATGAACAGTAGTAGAACACGAAAAAAAGCATTTCCGTACGCTTTATACCTTATAAGATCCGAAACTTCTACAGTTGCTCCGGCGGCTTGCTTTTCTTTTAAATCAATTATTTTCTTTACGAGTTCGTCTTTTTCTTTTATGAGTTGTCTCGCAGTATTTGGCCACTGCTTAACATCCCGATAATACTCAATATCTTTTTCTTTTTCTTTTATTTGCTGTTCTATGATTGTGACTTGTTCTTGAATAGCATTCGTATTACTAGAATTTTTAGTACTGTCCATGAACGTTTTGGAAGTAATAACAAATATCATTAAACAAAAAATACCTACTCGCAGCACATTGGTTGCAATTTCTTGAATTTTATTATCAGATCTATACCCAGAAAGAAAGATAAAACAGACTTCCGTAAGGACTGCTTTAATGTATGTTTTAGTATCTATTGTTCCGTTTATTCCATAAAATTCCAGAGCTTCGCTGACAAGGAAGCCCGTGATCGTAACCAGGAGCAGGAAGTAAAAAGTGTTCTTATAATTATTAAGAAATAAGTTTTTTATTTTTCTAGAAAATCTTTTACTTTTCCATTTTTCTAGTTCATCCTTACTAAACACATCATAGACAGTCATGGAGGAATCGTTAAAAATTGACCTGATTAAATCGTTAATCCGGTCAAGAAAAGACAAACGATCCTCTTCAGGGCTGTCTTCCAGCTCTGCTTTGTAATCTTTTTGAATATCTTTAATTTTTTTAACTATTTCATCTTCTTTCATGGTTTTATTTTCTTTAAATCAGCAAATATTTTTTTAGCTTTTTTATGCCAGTAGATGATACTTAGCAGCATATTTATTTCTTTTTTATTTTGGAATATGTATAATTGATAATCGGTGGCATCGCTAATTTTTTGAAATTTAAAAGAATGATTTCTAAAAGCTTTTAAAACTCTTTGCTTGACCTCTAGCTCTTTGATTCTTTTAGAAGCTTGCTCATGGGTGATTGTTTTATTGTTCATTTTTTTACCTTGCGTTTCGCTTCTTTTTCAGCTTTTCGTTTTTGTTTTTCCAGTCTTTCTTTTTCTTTTTCTTCTAAATATAGTTTGTATTCTTGTTTTAGCTCAAGCATACGAGACAGTTGGCCGTCCCATTTTTCTTCCTTAAGTTTTTTTCTGATAAAGTTTTCTTCATCAGTTTTTATCTTATGGCAGCTAGGAACTCCTTGACTTCTCTTTAGAGTGGTGTTACAAATAACCTGCAAATTGCTTATATCGCACCATATTCTATAAGCCATTTCATCAATCGTTAGCTCTTCTTCCGATCTATGCAAAGGTATCACAGGATCGATATGATCTACTGCAACATCTTGTTGAGAGAATAACTCACCGCATATTGCGCACTTGTATCTTATTTGATTCTTCTTACCGATTGAGCCGTCTTTGAGTGTCTTAGGAGACAGTTCTACCCTAGAGGATTGTAAAACAACTCTCATCTCTATTGACTGCCTGAATACACGACGAATACCACCCTTAATTAGCCTTTTTTTTACGATATCAGGCGTGGGTGGTTTTAATTCATCTTTTTTATTAGATTTCGACTTTCGGGGCATCTATGTTAAACCTTTCCTTTAAGATAAAAGAAACATATTCACATTTCATTTCTAGTGCTTTGATTGTGGGGTCATAATCCTCGTTAATTTCTTTTATCATTTCACCAATAGCCGTAAGCTCTGTATCCTCATCTTTCTGTCTTTTGATGTCAGAAAGCTGTCTAGCATAGGCTACAAGGTTCTTTTCAAACTCTTGCTTAAGATCCGCTTCAAATTTATGACCAAACTTATAGATGCACTCCATCATGTTTTTTAAAGCGCTGATGGTCTGATTGTACGGTTTGGATAGTTTTGTCTTTCTTTCTTTTAGTTTAACCAGCTCTTCATCCCGAGTTTTCTGGATAACTAGTCCCTCTTTTTCTCTGAGGTAGATAATAAGACTTCCTTCAAGCTCTTGCCTGTTCTTCATATCCTTGATCATATTTGCGAATGTTGGTAGTTTTTCTTCAACAATCTCATCAATAGTTTTTTTAGACATAACCCTCCTATAGTTTATCTTCTCTTTTATCAAATTTAGCCATTTTTTTAAGGCAATCTTTTTTATTTAAATGCCCTACAGTAGCCTCTATCACACAGAAATTAGGTAAATCCATAGCTCCAACCGGTCTCCTGTTCGGACCTAGGTGCACTGGCATAGATTGTGTTGCAAACCTATTTTTAGCATCATTTATAATAACAGTTAAATCATGGGAATCCAATAACAGTTCTGCTTGACTTAAGTGTATATACTTATCAAATAGCTGTCTAAGTGTTTGGATTTTATCAGAAGCATTCTGAGTTTCTATATTTTCTAGAAACCTAAGCATGTCCACTTCTAATTGTTCTTTTAATTTACTCATGAATAAAACTCTTTTCGCCCATTCTTTTTACAATTATAGTATCATATACCATTTCTTTGACCTCGGACGAATGGTCAACCATTAGTATTTTTTTGTCAGTATTTAAGCTTTTCAATATCTCCAGACACTGGATCTTTGATATGGAATCTAATCCATCAAATCCTTCATCTATAATAAAAAAGTTAACGCCTTTTTGGGTCATATTTTCTATCATCTCACCTACAGCTAAATCAATCGCAAAATCAGCCGAAGTACGTTCTCCCCCAGATAGAGTCTTAATTGGAACAGCACTATCGCCTTCTAGATTAATAATAGCGTTTACCTCATTCTTAATGCTTCCTGATTTGGTTTCTTTGCTATTTTCAAAAAAGATAACAGCATTTGCCATATTAGGGACTGAGTTGATAATTTCAGTAGCTCTGTGTCCAATGTAGTTTAGCGTATCTTGGAACTTTTGTAAAGTAAAATTCTTAATTAAACGAATAGATTCTTCAGATAATAGAGTATTTTTTTCAAGTATTTTTAATTCCCCTGATTGTCTTAGTAACTCATCCGAATTCAAAGAAATTTTATCTTTTATATTTTTACAGTCTTTTTCATAGATTTCAAGGGCTTGGATATAATTATTCTTTTTTAATTGAATCTTTTCAGTCTCGTGCCGAAGATGGTTGATCTGAGTCTCAAGCCCTGAAGACTCGTTATGGTATTTTTGATTTATATTAAAAATCTTATAGTTCCATTCGTTCACACTTTTAAGATGGTCTTGGTTGACTGCATTTTTTGTGTTTTCTTTTTCATTCATTAAAGTTCTTTGATTTTCTTGAATTTCAGTAAGATCTTTTTCTTCCAAAACATTAACGGCACGGTCGGTTCTGTTTTGTAACAATTCCTCTGCTTTTTTTTCCATCATTTTATAATGGGGTATTTTTTGAACTTCTTTTAAATATTCTTCAACAGTCTTCTTGTTAGACTCTATCTGACTAGCCACATGTTGCATTTTTTGTGCATTTTCTTCTGTTTCCCAGAGCCTAAGGCAGGTGGGGCAGTTACCAGCTTCTAGATGTTTAAACTCATCACAAAGTGTTTGTACAAAAGAATCTAGTTCTATAGCTTTGTTTTTAAGTTGATTGAGTTCTTTTACGTGCTCTCTAATCTTAAAAATAGCAGAAGATGCTTGTTGTATCTCTATGTTTTTATTACTGATATTGTTGTTTATGATAATTTTTAGTTCAGAAATTTGATTATTTATATCGGTTAATTGTTGATCTTTTTCAAAAGACATGGAAACAAATTCAGGCTTACTTCCAGCTTCGTCTATCAACTGATCTCGCTCTTCTTTTAAGGCTTCTACCCTTATCTTGAGATCTTGTATATTTGTTTTTAAAGACGAGTCATCCTGCTCTTCTTTCTGGGGAGGGGTTTTTTGAAATAGCAAAGAGCGCAATTGGTCAGTACCATCATTCAAAGTCTTAATACTGCTCTCTAGTTCTATTTTTTTAGGCTTATATTTATTTTTTACTACGTCATCTAATTTAAGTATTTTATTTTGGAATTCTCTAAGATCAAGACATTGCATTAAGAAATCATAGGATTGCTTAGGAGTGAGGTTTAAAAAAAATCCTCCTTGCTTCTGTCTCTTATAGCACATTGTCTTAAGAAGCTCTCTATTTACTCCGATAATTTCGTCTAATTTTTCCTCAGCCAGTTTACTATTGCCAGAAACTGTCCCATCGGGTGTCTGTATAGTAAGTCCATCTTTCTTGGATCTTGTGATTGTTATGCCTTCTTCAAACTCCCCTTGCACCCAGGCAGGGTCGTCTGTAATCCTAGACTGGAGTTGAGTAGCTGGTATCTCGCTAATACCTAAAAGAAAGGCCAAGGCTTCTACTGTTGTGGATTTTCCTGCACCAGAAGAACCTCCGGTATTTGTATTGTAGCCATCAATTTGAATTAGATGGCTTCTAGATTCTAGATCTATTGTTTGCTTTTCGACGAATCTTCCGATGCCTGAAAAAGAGTATTTCTTTAATTTAAGCACTATTTTAATTCCTCTATTACAGAATCTCCTCGTTTTTTGAGATCTGCTTTTTCTCTATCTTCAATAATCTCTACTATTTCTCTATCAATTTCGACTGCTTTTGATTGTACACCATTGTCAACAATAATCTTACTACGCTGATTAGGAGAAGAGAGCTGCCTTAGCAACTCTCCCCCGCATTCACAACTTATTTTATTCAAAATGCCTCCAGAGGATCTGTAAAACTTTTTAGATTCACAGTTACATTTTGAACATAGATACAGTATTCTTGGCATATTTATTCCGAAACAAAGTTTCCAAAACTCATCTTAATAACTTTTTTGTTTTTTGTCAAGGTTTTAGTTCTGTATTCTTGGATAGCTTGTTCAACCTTTTCAATACTCAATCCTTTATCAAGAGCACAAATCTCTGATTCAACAGGAGCTGTTACTTGATTTGACCACCCATACTGCTGAACTTGAGCATTTCTTTGACAATTATCAGTATCAAAATTTCCACCCTTGGTCACAAAATCATCAAGAGTCATAAGACCTTTGTTTGTTCTTACGGAAGCGGCAACAGAAACAGGACCAGTTCTGATAGGGCATTTGTCAAACTTTACAACAAATCTCATTCCCATGAAATTTACTTGTTCTTCTTTTTCCCCTTGCAGTCCTGCAGAACATTTTACAGTCACTACCTCATCAGCATAACCATTTTTAACAGCTTCTTCACCATTAAGCCACAGTTCGTTATCGTATTCTGCTTGGTATTTCTGGAGAGTCTTTTTGCCTTTTGTGCGTTCGACGGTTTTTTGATCCATCATCTTCAGTCTTCGTAGCCATAGTCCGTATTGGGAATCGATCTGGCTGGATTCCCCGCCAAACTCTCCTTGAAATCCACCAGAAGCCTTATGGCTCATTAGGACACCGTATTCTAAGATATATCGTGTACCGAAGTGTTGAACTGTCTGAAACCCCATTGATGCTGCGAACAATGTGATTGTGTGAACAGGTCTGTTTACACCTTTAACAAATTCAAATAATTCTAACCCCGCCTGAATACTTCCTCCGGGAGTGTTTAGAAACAGATAAATTGGATACCCATTTTTTAATTCGGCATCTAATTTTTTGATCTCACCAATCAATTTAGAAACAGACCTACCCGATACTTCTCCATTCAATACTACGGAGTTATCCTGAGTAAGGACGATCTCTTTAGCTTGGGTCGTTGGTACAAACAAAACAAATAACAGCATAGCTAGAAACATTCTCATTTTTTCTCCTTTGAAAAATAGCTGTACGAGTATATTATCATACTTATTTATCACTCTCTTCACTTTTCTTTTTATCTTTTAGATTTGCCAATGCTTTCAGAATATCGCCCGTATTAGAGGGTGTAATTTGAATGCTGTCATCAGTTGCATCTATTTTAGATCCGATAGCGTTTATGTTAATAGTAGTCCCACTTCCTCCGCCCTTGGTCACATTTGTGGGATTTAGAATTTTCTCTAATATTTCAATACTTTTAAAGTATTGAGTTAAAGATTTTAAATCTAAATTTTCAATAATAGTCCTATCATTTGTTTGTAGATACCTATTAATCTCATCTCCATAGTATTTATGATGACAATTGATTAGATCGCTAATAAAATTAAGACTTTCTATTCGGGTGTAGGATAACTTTTTAGTCATTTGTCGCTGAATATCTTCAAGATATTCCATTCTTTTTTCGTACCATCTCATTTTTGCAGATAAATAAAGGACGATATCTTTCTTGACTCTGGATATTTTGCTAATTTCTTCATAAGTTTTCCCAGCCATGTACAGGCCGAAAAGCGAATTCATTTTATGTTCGTCTTTTACAATAGTTTCTAGCCCAATGGAGCCATTGGATACATAGGTATTAACCTTTTCTACTTCATCATCCGTAAAGTCATTATCAATTTTACTTAAGTCCATTTTCACCTAATTCTGAGGGTTTGTTTATATGAACTCTCACCTCTATCCCAGACCATAGCATCGACTCTGTCCATTCTTTTAAAGTGTCACATCTTTTTTCAAAATTGTCAATATTTTGTCTGTCTTCTTCGGCCACCGTTACAAAGAATTCGACTAGATTATACCCTAGATCTGAGTACGCTGTTTTGCTAAGATCATACTTTATTTCAACGTTTTTGACCCGGTCAAACACAACGTATGGCCATGTTAGGAGGCTTTTTTCGTGTACATTAGAAATTTCACCGGTTAGTATGGTGATTTTTTTCATGTCTTCTACTATGCTCTGAGTGTTTTTGGATGTGTTTTTCATATGCTCATTATAAATTGTTTTAGTTCGTCTTTTTCAATGCCTGCAATAGGCTCGAATTCTGATTCTAAATACTTATCAATCGATAGACTGCTGTTAGTTTTGCTTGCAGTTCTATCAGTAGGCTTTATCTTAATGTTGCAATTCTTCAGTTTAGATTTAATATTATTAATCCACGCTGTCTTGCCTTCTAAGGTCACGTAATTCCTAGCGGAAGGGTTAACTTCTGGTAAATCATCCCCTTCTTTAATATCATAAGAAATAATTGGAGTTACAATATCTGCGGTAGAGATAAATTCTTTATCAACATATTCACCCGTTTGCTGATTATGCGTAAAAATCCATATACCTTTTTCTTGATTAACATCAGCCATCGTGTCCCATTTAGGGGTTCCGGGATAGAAGCATTTACCTACTTGTTGACTTTTATGTATATGACCACTAAGTATTTGCTTCTGAGGTACTAAACCTGGATCTATCCCTTCTTCGCTAAAAAACCCATTCTCATACTGTGCTCCTGTGAATGTCTGGTGAGCCACGAGGAGGTCTGTAGCTCCCAAATCATAAAGATCCTGACATGCTTTGAGAAAAGCATCCTCGTTACTGTGATATGGCATATAGGCGATTTTGCCCAAGACCAGCGGCTTATTGATGATTACTCGTTCGCTTAGATCATGAGGGCCTGGATTGAAAATATTAAGAGCATTCATTTCTTGCTCTTTTTCTTTTGACCCTACCTGATCGTGATTACCAACAAGAACCCTGCATGCTATTCCATTTTCGTCAAGTCTGCGAAAAGCATTTGACCAAAAATCCTCGACTTCAACTCTTTTAACAGCATGAGTATGAAATAAATCACCTAGTAACACTACGACTTTAATTTTTCTTTCAAGTGCAGTTTTGATTATAAAATTCATCAATTCCTGAGAATCTTTGAGATTTGATACCTGAACGTGCGGATCTCCGATAACTAGAGTTTTATACATGCTCGAAAAATAAAACATCAGCAATACTACCTACGACAAATCCTCCAGAAAACTCTTCTGATTCAAAAATTTGTCTAGGCCATTTCTGAGTATGCAATGTTTCTTCCTTGAAATAAATTTTACTACCTTTGGGCAGATGCATTGCATTATGGCCTAGTCCTACTGTTGCGTCAACTAAAAGTTCTAATGATTCTAGTCCGATCTTATTTGCTGTCATTACAAACCCAGAGGCTACCTCTGTAGCTCTTAACTCTTTAGTCTTAGTGTAAGGCTTTAGAATTAGGTTGCCATTAATGGATGTTTTCATAAGTCTACCCCTTTAAGTTTTATTATTTTCTTTTCTATTATTAGTAAATCTTTCATTTTTACTACGATGTGTTTTAATGCATCAGAATTTTCCATATTTTTTTCTACATCACTGTTTTCATCAACATAAGTGTCGTAAATTGAAAAACCTTCCTCAGTGGCGTTGGCTTCTATGCTTTCCAAACTTGCTCCATTTAATAAGTTCTGTAATTCGTGATTTTTTAAAACTCTCTTATCATTGTTTTCTTCGAGATAGGCATTAATAGCATTTAAAAGCTCTAACGGATCTTTTATCTTTTCACGACTTTTCAATAAGTTAGACTTATAAATGATTTTTTTATCAGAAGGATAATAATGAAGAAAAGTTTGATTGTAAACATCCATGATATTACTCTTCATACGACTAAGGCACACACTTCTGAAAACAGTCCTGAATGGTCCTACCCATTTATCCGCCCCAATACATAACCCCGCCACAGAGGCATTTATGATGTCCATCAAAGTGGCATGATTTTTAGGCACAGCCTTATAGAACTTCATGGCTTCGTTTATAGCCATAGGCATGCTGTTCTCTATTAGCTGCCTTCTTACTTCTTGATGTTCTTCCCATGCATCCACAGCCTTAGTTGGAACGTTTCCTTTCCAGTTCTCAATCACGAACAATATAAACTTATAATTTATATGAAATTGTTTTATTTTTTCGATATCATCTTCTTTAAATGCTGGAGATATATCTTTTCCGAATGTTTTTGAATTTTCTCTAAAAAAAGGTCTTGCCATCAAGATGTTGCCTTTTTCTATTTTTATATGCATTAAAAACTTATAATATATTTTATCACTTTGTTTATAGGAGTTTATAGTTTTTCTAAAAACTTCTTCTAACTCCATCATTCTTTCTACTTGGGCCTTCTGTTTTTTGGTAAAATCCTTTTTATTCAGCTTTTTGCCGTTATTGTTTTTAGCTAGAATCTTAGCGATATCGTTCGCTAGATTATAAAAAACAGGATCATTAATCTTTTTACTTTTATTTTTCATAACTTAATATACTTAATATCATCAGAAGTTTCTTTGTACATAGAAATTCTTTTTTGTAAATGATTTTCCATCAAGGGGATGTTAGAAACTCTAAAATCATAAACCTTAGAATATGGCTTATTTTTGTGAAGATTGTTGTATTCACTTTTTTCTAAAAGCCTGACACTTCTGCCAACTGCTCCTTGTTTTGTTTTAACTTCTGAAGAACCTCCTACCCAGTTTATAGTATTATGAGTTGGGTAGATATTTGTTCCGGTTGCAATACAACTTGTGCCAATTAAGACCCTTATTTCGCCCTTATTAAACGCCTCCACTGTCTCGTCTACCTTTCTGGTCTCTAGCCCAAACTCTGCGGCATTAGCCTTAGCCGCCGAATGGACGTAATCAAAAGGTACTTTTAATCTATCTTTAAGCATCCTGATTTGCTCAAGTTCTTCGACAAGAATAAGAGTGGACTCTTGAGCCTGGTTCCACGCAGAATTGGCAATTTTCGCAGCAATGTCTGCAATATTGGAATTATATAAGAATTGATTACGTTTTGCTTTAAGAGCATCGCCATATCTCTTAGTGTCTTTGCTGGTAGTTTCAAAAATAACAAACTTTACAGGACAAATAAACTTTCCTTCAATTGCCTCTTTAGTGGTTAAAGAAAAAACTTTCTGACCGATAATTGATTCTAATAGCTCGTCTTTACCATCTCCCCTTACTTGAGTTCCAGATAAAAAGAACCTATATGGCACATCTTTCAATACACCATGGAATACTGATTCTAGAGTTTCAGCAGCAAGTGTGTGAGATTCATCCCCTATAACAACATCGGCTTTGGCGAAAAAATCGTATTCAGGAGTCCCTTCTTTTAGCATAGTTAAAGACTTTGATACACAAACTGTAAGATTTTTACCTAGTTTTTTCTTACCATCTCCATATGCTCCGACATTTGATTTGCCAAGATGGTGTTCAAACTTTTCTAAAATTTCTAAAAAAATAGACTTACTAGGTGTTACAATGACGGTTTTAAGACCCAGCTCCCTGGCTAAGGTAAGTATTATAGCAGTTTTGCCTGCGCCTGTGCATAACTCTACACAACCGTGCTTCGCTCCCAAGAGCTTCTCTATGGATTCTTTTTGATAAAAATACAAATCAAATGGCAAAGGTTTTTTCCATGCCATTTTTCTTCCTTCCGGATATTTGATATTATTTTTAAGCTCAAAATTAAAACTATCTTTAAGATATGAAATAGATCCCGGATGAAACCAGTACTTCCCTTTCTTAGAACAAAAATGTAACATGCAAGTTCTCAATTTTCTTTCCAGCTCTTCTTTTCTGATTCTAAAAGTTTCGGGTTTGTTTGCTTCTAACCATCTGTTTTGTTTAAGGTTCTTTAAAGCAAAAGCCGCCGAAGTATCATTGTATGTCAAACAATGCTTAAGCTTGGAAATCTCATCCGAAGATGGGTTCTCTAAAAAACAAGCCGTAGGATTTTCTATATTAATCTTTATCATACATATATATAATATCACAATTGAGGGCTTATGTCATTTAAATACGGTCAAAAATCCTTGGATAAATTAAATACTTGCCATCCTGACATACAGCGCTTGTTCAATGAAGCAATTAAATATGTTGATATTGCTATTATTGACGGCGTTAGAACAAAAGAACAACAAGAAGAATATGTAAAAACAGGCAAATCCAAGACTATGGACTCTAAGCATATAAAACAGCCAGATGGCTATAGTCACGCTGTTGATGCTATGCCGTTCCCTATTGATTGGAATAACACAAGCAGGAATTATCTTTTTGCAGGTTTTATTAAAGGGCTGGCCGTTTCAATGGGCATAAACATAAGAATGGGTGCCGATTGGGACGGAGACTTTGATACCAAAGATCAGACCTTTAACGACATCCCTCATTTTGAGTTAAAAAAAGATTAATCACAATTCTTTCCGCCAAAATTAACTTTTTCAGCAAGAGATCCTGGATTGTTACATCCTAGGTTTTTGTGTTTTTGAGATAAAAATAAAAATATCGCCACAGTGATCGAGATTATTACTAATTTAAATGTACTCATTTAATTTACTTCTTTTCATCCCATTTTTTAATTATATCATCAATTTTTTTATGTTTTTCCGATAGCTCAGGAATATTTTTTTTAGTGCCGGATCTGTGTAAAGATTTGAGCATTTTAGAAAAATCAATTTTTTCATTTTTAGACACAAGAGTTTCTAATTCACTAATAGTAGAATCTAGAGGATCACCCTCTGGTTCCTCTTCTTCCTGAGGAATTTCTTCCCCTCCTGCTTCCGGAGCGCCTCCCATTTCAGGCGGCATTTCGCCTCCCATGGCTTCTGGTGGCATTTCGCCTCCCATAGCTTCCGGCGGCATACCTCCTGCTTCCGGAGCGCCTCCCATGGCTTCTGGTGGCATTCCACCGCCGGCAGCCATTCCTGCAGCAGCAGACTGTTGAGCTTGTTGTAATTGCATTTGCATATTTTGCAATTCAGCCGCCTTAAGTCCTTCTTGAAATCCAAGACGAAAACTGACATCCATTGCATTTATATGCCTGGAGCGTAATTCATAATATTTTGATTTCCAATCCGTTTTTTTACCACTCATATAATCTCCTATTCATCATCTTCGTCTAACATATCTTGTTCTAACATTTTTAATAATTCAACATTATCAGGTCTGTAAGCAAAATAAGCTTGTACCGCAGTTGGGTTAGATTGCATCAATATTGCTAATTGTTGAAACCAAAACGCATCTCTGCGGTACTTTAACATGGGATCAACCAGATACGCCGGGTCAATTGTGTGACCCGTAAAATTAGATGTTTCTAAATATTTATCAACTATTACTTGGAATCTTTCGTTAAAATTTACCTCACCGCCGAGATGTACGCCCAAAGGTCTTTTGTCAACGTAATTCATTACCTCATCCATGCTCATATGAAGAGGCATATCTGACTGAAGTCTAAGAGCTTCGTTTTGTCTGGTATCGGCATCTAATCCGGATAGGGTTATGATACATACCTGAGAAAGCTCGGGATCAATCAAAGGAAAGAGTTTCTCATTAATAAAATCTTGAAATTTTAAAATAAGTGGTCTGATCCCTGTATCTCGAGCAGCTGTGAGTTTGTACTCATTATTTGCTTCAGATAGTGATTGTTGATTTGTTCCTTTTGAAAGATGTCCGTACCCCGGTAATTCATCTGGCGACATACAAAAAGCCGATAAAATATTTCTGGCTACGGAGTCATAAAGAAACTGAAATTCCCCGTCTTTTTTCTGCATATTCATAGGAACCCACTGAACATCGTCTTCCGAGCTTACTCCGAAGATTGGTGTTCTAAAAGAATTTCCTACACTATTGATTGAAGCATTAAACTGTTGCTTAATCCCTTCGACTGTTGCTTGATCAATTTCGTCTGACTTAATAACCAAGATACCTTTGGTGGCTCTTCCGTTGGCAAAATAAAGTCTGTTATAGGTTTCTATGGAAATATGAGTAGTTACCGCTTGCATTATTGTATCAAGAGGAGTTACAGGATATCCATTGTGCTCAATATCTGTTGAAGGAAATAGGTTACAAAGAAGCATTTCCTCTTGAGTAAAAGCCTGTCGAGGGATATTGTCCACTACCTGAATCCAAGAATACCGTCCTGCCAAAACAGATCCTCTATCGATTTTAGAACCCTGCACATCCTCTAGCATTCTAATAGAGGCTTGTCTTATGCTATCAGCATATTCCCCTTTTTGAACAGCTTTATAGATTGTACCAGCATCGACAGGTCTGAATCTGTGAAAAATTTTATTTCCTAAATCATCCTCTTCGTAGATAATCTCTGTAGCAAACCTTCCGAATGATAGTCCATTTATGGCTGAAGTGTAAAAATATTCCGAAAGAAGCATTCTGTCATCATTAGCAACACCTTCATTATTCCCGCAATTCATCAAAATATTTAAAGCTTTATCCATTCTTTCTTCAATTTTGATTCTTTGCTCTGGAGATACTATTTCTTCATATTCAGATTTTATATTTCCCTCAATACCAATATCGAACCTGTCTTTTCTAAGACGGGCAAACATTGACATCGTATTCCCTCTGGCACGTAAAATAGAGGCGACAAGATGATCTTCCTGTCTGATTCTTTTGATTGTCCAGTCTGGAAGAAGTCTTTTTTTGTTTTTGAATAAGCCAAAGTAATTGTCTTTTCGGGCTGGATCTTCGGTAAAAGCCATTCGAGGCTTTGTGGTTCTGTTGACATTTCTCGAAGAACCTGAGCCGGAGCCTATTAGATCTCCTAGACTTTTATCTACGTCTGTATCGGGATTATCCATGTAGCCTTTCATTAGCTCTGAATTAATCTCATTTGAAATAGTGAATAAAGTTTTCCTAGACCCAGTCGGAGGGCTTTCTGATTTGTTTAGCCCTTCGGAATTATTGCCGTTCTCTGGGCTACCTGAATTTTTTTTGTTATCATCAGACATAGTTTACCTATTTTGCTGTTACATAATACACAATTATACTTGTATCATTATTGTTAACAATATAAACATCGTTTATATCGGCGCTTATTAAAAACATTCCTTTTTTTGCAGTATTGTTTACAACTACAGGTTTAAGAATGTTCCGGATAGTTTGATTTATAAGTATTTCGCACTCTTTGTCAGCCTCTATGTAAAAGAATTTAAACAAAGCAACCCCAGGATGAGGAGTTGGGAATGACGGATCTTGTTCTGTTGTATAATAGGCATAGGATAAAAATATGGTTTCATCTAATTCAACAGCTCTGTCTCCTCCTACTGCCCAATCATTGATCCAAGTTATCCTTGTTTTACTGCCTATAAAGGTAATCTGATAATCAACGTTTCTATGCCCAAGAGCCATGCCGTTTGATAGAATCAGGCTATCTGTTATTATTTTTTTATCTATTTCAATATAAACCAGATCCTGCGTTGTTGTTAAAGTAGCAGATTCTTGTTTAAACGTAGGACCTGTAGCCGGAGTTGAACCCGAAGAACCAGAAGCAGAGACTAGCAGTCTTACCGTATTTGCCGGTATTTCCAATTCCTGGGTTATTTCTCTATCAATTGAAATACCTACATGTTGTAGATTTTTGTTAAAGATAGCTCTGGAAGTATTGGCATTATTCCCATCGTATCCCTTTAAATCTACTAGAATATTCATTTTAGACACAGAATACCTCTCTAGATTTTATTTGAAAAATTAGGATTAAATGTCCCACAATAAACCTTTATTTTTTCCTGATTTTCTTACGCCAGAAGTAGGTTTACCCGTTAATTCTGTTATTTTATTTTTCAAGTTGGTAGGGGTCTGGTTGAGATTCTCTAAATCATAAGAGAATAAAACGCTTTTCCCCTTCCCGAACATACTAAAAAAATAATATCGTATCATATCCATAATATCAGCAACTCCGTCTTTCCCGTGCTCCGGCTTACCATCTATGGGGTTCCCTTTTCCATCAAGTTTCCATTTATACGTTTCAAAAGCATCAAGCACTCTTTGTGTATTTTGATGCTTCAGCACTTTAAAATGTCGACTATTACTAGCGTCCACAATTCGAGATTGTACGCAGGTGATCCCGTCTATCACAGACTCTACACCTTTCTTAACACCCACAGCAGGAATCTTTCCATATATAGTATCAGTTCTTTTTAGCATTTTTATATAAGCAGGATAGTTGGAATCACAAAACCATCTTTTTATTTTATACATCTCTGTAAAATCTTTAACTTTCTCTTTAATTTCAGGTATTTCCATATCAGGAGCAGAGAGTAAGTCTATAAGCCATGTCGTTCCCCCTGCCAATTTAGCAAAAATACCTAAAGAAGTTTCATCAGTATTACCCCAATCGGCAGCTGCATAAAACTCTATACCCAGATTATGCATGTAATCTATGAGTTCTGTCAAGGTTCTGGATGATTCTTCATCGCCTGACAGGTACTTATAGGCATCATTTAGGCTGATTGAATTTTCAACAGTACTAAACCTAGGATAAACAAGTCCAGAAGAACTTGGTTTATTACATAAGAGCTGAGCCTCCCCCATTTCTGGTGAGGTTTGTTTAAAGTTATTTCTTACTGCAATAACAGGTTTGTACAAATCTCCAACATCTGCCTGCGGCCTGTCTACCAAGTAGTTCCTCATAACAGAAAGCATGGGATGAGTAGCTATCCCAGCGTAGGCTTCAAATTCTTCAAACTTTTGTTGTTCTTTTTCATTTAATGTTTTAAATTCTTCTGGTGGTATATTCTTTAAAGGAAGCTCTCTGGATATATACCTTGTAACCTTGGGTTGGTTTGTTTTTGCTTCTTCTTTTGAGATTCTTTCTGTTATATCTACAATATTCCATCGTAACACTTCGCCGCCAGATCTTTCAGTTTCTCGAATCTTTTTTTCCATTAATCCCCCGGCATATTTTCGAGTAGATAACCCTACTGTAAGGGGGAAGTATTTTTTATAAATACTGGGAACCATTTTAGCTTCTTCTAAGGCACCTGGATCTTGGATTAGATCAATCTCATCCAAAAAAAGCATGGGCAAATGCTCAGAGTTCATCCCTTTTCGTGTCATTACAAGAACTCGAAGATAGATACTATCACCCTCGTCTGTTCTCCATTCAAGCTTGGTTTTGCTGTCTGATATCTTTTTCCAGCCATTTTTTTCTAAATAAGGCTGTATTTTATTAAAAAATGAGTTAGCATATTGTACGGCTTTTTCTGATTGAGAAAGGATAGCTGCGGCATGAGCGATACTGAATTTAAAATGAACAAGACAAAGGACTTCAATAGCTGAAGCAATTAGAGTTTTATAAGAATCACGACTAGAAAGCAAGACAATCTCAGGAACATCTTTACTTTCGCCTGTTTTTATCAGTTCATAAATACGCCAAGCAGACTCCACCGGTCCATGGGTTGATGTAGGATATACGACCCCCATAGGAAATCTAATATCAAAATACGTGTACATCCAGTCCCTCAACTCTTGTGCAGAATTGAGGGGCCTTAAGATGAGGTCGGCTTTGAGTTTTTCTAATTCTTCAGACATTTTTTAAGGTCTTACGTTCGCTTCGTTTGTGAATTCTTCCGCATGGTCTACAGATCTTCTAAAATCTTGATCTTCTTTCCATGCACTCAGTTCTAATTGATTATCCCTTGGAGAACAAACAATTCCACCCAAATTACCCATGACACTGGCGATTGAAACACTGTTCTCTAGAGCCTGGATAATAGCTTGGGAGGCATCGAATATACCAAGATCCTCTGGATCTCCGAATTCCATATTTTCTATATCGTAGACTTTTTTTGTGTCAACAAAATAATCTGTAATAATTTTTTGAATTTCTTCAGAATTATATCCCGCATTGTCCAGAAGCTTGCGTAGAGGTTCCATAAGACTTTCAATCAAAACAGTCTGAACCAAGTTGTAGTCCCTGTGACTTTCTTCATATTCAGAATTTAATTTCAATGCTAAGTTAACCAGTACTCTACATCCGCCGGGAAGTGCTCCATGCTTAATCGCACTTCTTACAGCACAAACAGCATCTTCGCATCTGTCGTGTCTTTCTTTAAGTTCGCCATTAGATGCACCATATATTTTAAGTTTTGCAATACCGTTTGTTAATTTACCGAGCCTCTCTTCCAGATCCAATTTTTCGGAAATACTTGCTGCATTTTTGAGTTGTTGTTCCAATTCGTCAGCTCTATCTGAAATATCCATCTCGTCAGGCTGACCGACAACTGTCCCTCTAAATCTATAGAACTCAAACAGTTCCATACCAGCTCCTAGATCCTGCAATCCAGCCTTCGCTACCTGATTATTCATATCAAAAATCTTAGCTCCTGTAAAGCCAGCTATATCGTAAAGAAACTCTAATCGGGAATTTTTTTGGTTGGTTATAGGAGTTGCCATTGGTACAACGTTTAAAGTTGTAGGATTTGAAAAGTTAAAAGCAAGAGTTGTTAATACGTTTTCAGAAAAACCATGGGCTACTAGTACTAGGTTACAGTAATCTGAATCGCCTTCTTGTACGTATTTTTTGCCTAGAGAATCGATCAAAGGAAGAAATGCCACTAAATCGTTCACTATACCATCGTACAAAAGAAACAAAGGCTTATCAAGCTTACATCTTTGATTGGCTTTATCATTTATGAATGCAGTATGAAATTTACCGATTGATTCTTCAAAACCGATAGCAATCGGATATCCTTCAATAAGCTCTACTTCGTACCCACCCGGTCCGGAAAGTTCCTGGATCGTAACGTGAGAAGATTCGCCAAAACCTACCATATCAAACGCTTGCATTACTGCTTCCGCCATCTCCTCATCCCCATTCGCAGAGATTTTAGCCACTTTCCCAAGAAGATGTTGGTTTTCTGTAGTGATTTGGATTGATGCTTTTCTGACAGTTGGAATAAGTTCTTTTTTTACTATTTTGTCCAGAATCCGAGTAGCCCTTTGAGGCGATTCTTTTGGATTTTCTTCACAATATTTAAACAAAGATTTAACGAGATGAGCTGAGATAATAGTGGTTGCAGTCGTTCCATCTCCAGCCTCACTGGCCGTTCTTTGGGCTGCATCCCTAGTTTGTTCGATAATCAAATGTTTATAGGGATCTTGTGACCCTAGCGATTTAAAAATCGTCACCCCATCTTTGGTATTCTTATTGGGAATTCCTGGATACTCACTCTCTATAAGAGTGGTCTTACCACCGGGACCATAGCTAGACCCTACGATACTTGAGATCTCATCCATAGTTTGAGAGGTGATTTTCCTCAAAATACTAGGATTAGAACAATAAAGCTTTGCGGGGCTTTTTACCTTCTTTACAGTCATTGATTACTCCTTAATACTATAGTATCATAAAAAATTATTTCTTAACAGGTTTTGTATAGGGACACCAAGATCTATTACAAGGCTGGGTTCCGCAAAATGGACAACTCATTCATCTTCCTTTTTTTCTTCGCCCATTTTTTCTATAGCCATCCAGCCGTAGACAAAGAAAATGGGTATAAAAAGACCACACAAACCAAAAGTAAGGGTGTCTGTGGGGTTTATCATCATCTTAATACACAATAAAAGCCCAAAAGTTGCTAGTAGTAGTCTAATCATTTTTAATACACCTTGCTTTTATAGCGGTATCTTTGTTTTCAAATTCTAAAACAGTATTCAAAGCTTTTAAACAAGCTGAATGACTGTCAAAATTTAAATTAGTAACAGAAGGAGTCCCTTTGTGTATTAAAAGCAATAATAAAATATACATTTATTCTCCTATTGAAAATATCCAAGTCCATTTATAGAACATAACGCTCAAATACTTACCTTTCTGACCTATAGTATAGGACAGCCCGAAATTCCACCCGTTATGTTTTGTGCCTTTTATCATTTTTTTAAAGAATCAAGAACTATTTCTAATAATCTTAATTCATCCAGTATTAACTTTTTCTCATCGTCAGAGACATGTAAAGATATGTCTGCCATTGTAGGGAATATTTCTTTTAACTTTTCCAACTGTTCCCTAGTCTCTATTATTGTTGTGACAACTGCATCTACTTTATATCTATGCACAAATTCCTTTATAAAAGCGGATAGCCCGCAACACTCACAACTTTCGCTCTCATCAAGGGTTATCGAGTCCGAGCCGACATCATTATCCCTGACCTTTACTGGTATGTGACACCACGATAACTACTTAACTTTTAGACTTACACCAGCACGAGCTGCGACTGTCTGAACTGTCTTAAGCGGTCGATGCAAAATATTTGCAATACTTCTGCCTGACATTTTACCCGCATTTTTAACAATAAAATCAACAGATCCTTTCGTTAACTTTTTGCCCGCTTTGGTCGATTTACCATTAACCGTAGACCATCTCTTTACTTCTGTACTCATTTTTTCTCCCTTTGTTATTACCCAAGCCCTAGCTTGCTTTTAGCTTTTTGGAAAGCCGCTTCTATTTTTTTCTTATGTTCTTTCATTTCTTTTATAACCTCTAGATAGGTTTTGTCATGAAGTTCTGATCTGATAATTATTTCAGAAATATGAGCAATACTAAGACCATCTGCGTCCTTACTCATTAAAGCCTCACGTTGAGTTGGCGTTAATTTATTTCCGAACATGTGTTCCGCTAATTTTACTCTTTCTTCCGCATCTGGGCCTACCAGCTCAAACATTTGATCAAATCTACCCGGTCTATCCGCTAGAGATTTTAATAGGTTTTCAGGAGTATTGGTAGTAGCAATAATAAACGTAGGAAGTCTGAAATTTACAGAAGCCCCATCTAAAAGCTCAAGTAGACTTGAATCCGCAGTTTTAGGACCGTGATAATCCTCTGCATTTCCTCCTCCAATATCCTCCATGATGAAAAACATTCGAGTACATTTGCTAGAGAATTTACTTCCTGTAGATAAAAATTTACTAACAGCACCAGAGCCAATATCAGAAGTATCCCAAAATATGGCCACTGTTCCTTCGTCTTCTTGTAAAAAATCCTGACTAATCTTGGCAATTGTCGAGCTTTTTCCCATTCCGGGCTGAGAATAAAGCAAAATAGATCTTTTAGGCTCTTTCTTGAATTTCTTATAAACATCCAACTTACTGAAGAAAATTTGAGCCTCTTTTTGGATAAGAGCACTGTTGGTTGCTGTTTCTAATAAGTTATGAATTTTAAGCTCTAGTTTTTTAAGACGTAAAGATCCGCCCATATTTACAATAGTCCAGATACCTGGTTTGATTGTAACCTTACCTTTGTTTTCATCTTCTTCGTCTACATACTTATATTGAACAATATGAGAGCTGGTTTGGATGCATAAGTCGGATTCTGGCAATTCTTTGATTGTACCATCGTTAATATCTTCCAATGAGGTCGCTTTGATAATTTTAAATCTACCCGAATTATCTTCCATAAAATCCTTTTTTATTTAAAATTGAAAATCTTTTTATTCATTCCAATAACTTTAAAGCTAGGTAGTTGCGGTTCAAATGTTTGATAAGTAGCATAATCCCTAGTAAATTTAGTAACTTTTTCATAATTTATATATTTACCTTTATAAGTAAAGCCTATAGAACAATTTATATCAAATTTTCTGTGTTTTTGATGAACTTCTTTGCTTTTTAAATCAAAATAATCAATAAAAACTATTTGACTTATTTTTATACGCTTTTGAAATAACTTAACCCAATGCCTCGACACATGGTTGTGGTCTGGGATATAGAGTCTCAATTTGATTCCTTGCATAAATCCTTTTATTTGAAATTTTTAATTCGTTTATTCATTCCAACTCTGGTAATCGAGAAACTTTCCTCTTTTTCATTCACATTGAAAATATCATAAAATTCTGCATGAAAAAGATATTTTTTTTTATTAGTATCATAACAATTTTTTAAAAATCCAATTTTTTCCTGATCATCGCCGTCTTCGTATTGATAGATAATATTCTGTCTTTTTTCTTTCATCTACTCCCACAGGTTTTTATCACTAAGAACGATCTTAGCAGGTTCTTCTATGTTTGTCAATTCCTCGGCTTTTTCTATATCGATTTCAATTATTTCAATATCCTGGAGAGTTATCTTGGCGTAACCACTCAAATCAATCATCTGTCTGAGTTCTTCCATTTTGTTTTCTAAATATTCAGCCCTAAGCAAAGCTGTCTCTTTCAAATAGAAAATCTCAACCAGTCTGAACTCGACATCGGTTAACTTATTGTTTTTTTTAGATTCTAAGAATTCTTTAGTACACGGGACGGACTTGGTCCAGTTATGTTTAGAGGAAGATACGGTTAATTTAGCCGTTGCAGGAAGTTTTGTGAAAATACAATTTCTTTTATCTTCATTCATGCCTTATATTATCACAAAAATAAAAAAGCCACCCGAAGGTGGCTATTCTATTAATGTTTTTTAAATAATATTAAGGAAGGCTAGATGCTCCAGCACTTTCGTCTTGATCTCCAGACTCATCGCTGTAAACAGTTCCAACATAAGTAATGTTGAATCTAGTAGTACCTTTTGCTTGTTGAGCCTCTCCCCAGCTAGAAGGAACACAATTTTTAACAATGGCAATTGTTTTGCCTGATTGTCTGTCTTCAACTTCTAATTGAATAGATTCAAAATTCAAAAGATCCTGCAGTTTTGGGGCTGCTGGTAATACGTGAACACCTTGGTCTATAATTCTAAAACCACCGCATTGTACCTGAACAGCTTCGTAGCTGTTAATAACAACTTCTGCAGGTGAATAACGACCTAATGTGTGAATAGGTTCTGTTCCTATAGTTCCGCCATATTGGCAAGAATCAAAAACTCCCACGTATTTCCCGTCTACTTTTACTTTGGCTCGTGCGCCTGTCATTGTTACACTCATTTTATTTCTCCTTATATCTTAAAATTATGCTGATGCGCTAGACTGGATTTGGCTCAATTCTAATTCAATTGGTATGAACAAGATTGCCGTAGCAAGTTTAGCTTCAAGTTTAACTTCTGCAATAGGGCCATTGATAGAAACGCTAACATTTTTATATCCCAAAGGAGCGTCATCAGAAGCCCCAATGATTTTAAGCTTTCTATATTCTTCCATTTTTTTAGAAATGAAGGCAACAATTCCTGCAGAAGTAATATCAGCAAGAGATTGTCCTACTGCAAATTTTTCAAGAGATTCAGACAATTGAATCGCAAGAACATCGGCCATATATACGGCTTGTAGTGAGTTGTACACAAAATTTGTGTCAAAACCGTAAGTAGTTTGATCAACCACCCACTTGTTCCCAGCTGTTTCTTGTTGCATGAAAAATAATCCTGCATCAATTGCATCTTCAACATCACCCGGATTACCAGAATCAAATCCAGCAGGATCTTTAAAACTGATAACATTGGCGAATTTATTAGTCAGAGACTTGTTAAATCCTGCAGCTTGCATACCAGCTGCAATACAGGCCGCATGCCATGGTTGGTACTCTGTAACATTACCAAGAGAATTAACTTGGCTTGATCTTTGGAAAAACATGTTAGCTCTGTAATTAGACAAAGAAGCCGCCGCTTCTTTTGTAGCTGCATAGCTTGCTTGTTTACTGAGCATAGCTACTCTGTTCCTCTTCATTTTTGGAGTTGACATAGCAAGAACGTGAGACTTAACAAGAGCGTTAATAGCGTCAATTGTATAAGTAGAAGTAGATTCAGTCAAACCATCTGCGATATCTTCAGAGGCATCTCTAGAGAACAGAGGAATAACAAAATTAACTTTAACACCCTCTAAAGAAGGGATAGAATTTGCAATATCAGCAGCAGTTGTAGAACCTTTTGCTCCTCCTGCTAAGAATTGAGAAGCAGCCATTTCAGCCGGCAATCCTGCAGCAGCAGATGCTTCAAAATCAAGAACAGAACTTGATGCAATTTTATTTTGAAAGTTATAAAGTGCTCTTTTAATTCTTCCAGCTTCAAATCCGCCAGATGTAGCAATTCCGATAGCAGCTACTTCATCCAATTTAAGCGGGCTTAGATTATTAGAAGAAGAAACTGAAGAAGCAGAATATCCTGCTTGAGAATTAATGAAAGCAGCAAGGTCGGACATAGTTGTAAATTCGCTAAGAGCGATACTTAGACTAGAGCCAGATCCGCCAACTACAGTAGTTGTAAGGCTTCCTGATGAAATTGAAAGAATAGCACTAGTACCATCATATCCTACAGATATAGCTATTTGAGCCTCTGCCATGAAAGATTCGTTAGTGTTCGTATCTTGTCTATTGATAGCTATTTGAACTTCTGGCTCTTGAGAGGAAACGATAAGATCTTCATCATGACCCAAAACTGCCAAATCACCCGGGGTAGAGTCAATCAATTCAAATGATTTACCAGATCCTTTTCCATTAGCGGCTGCATCTGCGTCAACAGAGATAGCAATCGAATTACTGGCAGGAACTGCTGCACAGCTCATTCCAGCTGGCAAAAGGGCATCAATTTCAGAAGCAAGAGCAGCAAGAGAAGCATGAGTACCAGTACCTAAGGTAATTGCTACTTCCGCTCCACCATTCAATCTTACAGAAAAAGAAAGAGCGTCAAAGTCTGTGGCAGTAAATGGAGCTAAGCTATTTCCTGTGATAGAAGGAGCAACTTCAGATTCTACTTGACTTATCTTGAAAAAATATTTATTTCCATCTGCACCAAAATTCTTATCAGAAAGAGAGCCGTAAACACCCGATGGAGAAGCACCCATACTTGCCAATGCTTTTGATCCACCATTAGTTTTAATAATGTAGACTTTACCAATCGATCCTTGGATATTGGTGTCATTGCTTGGAGAAATAAGCGCCGCCATAGCGTCAACTATTGGTCCTCTCAGATATTTTGCTTTCACTCTTGTTAATTGAGTGGCAGTAAAAAAGTTATCTTTAAGTGCGTCTTGTGTAAAATCAGCGCCGCCTTCGGCTTCTCCGATAATAACAATATCTCCAGTACTAGAAATGCCTACCGGGGTTGACTTTACTGTTACGCTTGGGTAAGCACCGGGGATGTTGGTGTTTACAAAGCTAGTAGTTAATCGTTGTGCCATGGTTATTCTCCTTTATGTCAAAAAAATATTATAATTTATATCCAAAATGTTCTACTCCCTTATCAAACAATTCTTTCTTATCATGATCAATTGTTTTAAGGTGTATCCAAATTACTTCCTCTAAAGATTTATTCAGATTAAGTTTTTTGTTTAATTTCAAGAAGTATTTTCTAAATTCTTCTCTGTTGTTGTTTTTGTCTTTTTTCTTATTTGTTATCATATTTATCCCATATTCGCATTTAATTTATTATTTTTATTATATTTTATATTTCCTTCAGCCTGCTCACTCGTAGGAGCTTGGGTTGTGGCCGTATCTCCAGATTTAAAACCTTCGGCTTCTGGATATTTAACAGAGGCACCAGGAATTTTCATTCCTACTTTACCTGGCTCGTTTAGAGCTGGTGCCATTCCCATTTGATCAGGACGAGCCATTGATATAGAATTTTGAGGCATGGTTAATGTTTTTCTTCCATCAGATTCTGTTGAAGAAATAGAACCATTTGTATTTACACCCGTTATGTTCGCATTTGGATTTGGCGCTTTTGCTGCGGGAGCAGCGGCAGGACCTTGTGCTGTAGGAGCAGCGACAGGACCTTGTGCTGTAGGAGCAGCTTTTTGTTGAGCTTGATAACCTTTGAAATACTTATTATCAGCGCCTATAGTCTGTGATTGAAATCCTTCAGGATTTCTTCCAGCAGCAAGAGTTTTACCTTGTTGAAATTCTTCTTTTGAATGGGTATGATATGGCTGCGTTTTACCTGTTTTAGGATTATACCAGTCAAATTCTTGATTACCTGATTTCCTAGCTTGTGCGAAAGCATCTTTAAAATTCACGCCGCTATCTTTCCCAAATTGCATCCTTTGCGGTGCAGCAGCACCAGCAGGAGCAGGAGCTTGTCCAGCAGCAGGAGCAGGAGCTTGTCCAGCAGCAGGAGCAGGAGCTTGTCCAGCAGCAGGAGCAGGAGCTTGTGCTGACGGACCTTGTGCTGAAGAGGCAGAAGCAGGTAACATTCTATTCATTCCTGTCATTTGATTAACAGAAGCTGTTCCGGCTCTTTCCCCTCTTTGAGGAGCGTCTTTTAAAACATAATCGCCCATACTGCTTTGAGTTCCTTGCGTAGCCATGGGCTGACCAAAGGCGGCTCGATTTCGATTAACAATTCCAGTATTTTCTAAACTTGTATCTTTTTGCTGCCGTTGTTGATCAGCCGTAGCAGCAACTTTTTGTCTTAAGCCTGTTTCAAATTCTTTTTGATCAAAACCAAATTTCCTCAATTCCTGAATCTTTTGAATATAGAATTTTTCTCTTTTATTCATTTCTTTTTTATCACAATCACAATCTTTGCACAAACATTCTTTTTCACTAGCAGCCATAGGGTATTCTAGATCTTCCTTGGAAGGAGATTTAGGAGCATTTTGCTTATGTGTATGAAGAACATCTTTAAGAGTTTCTTTTCTTTGTTTTTCGCCTGTAGCAGTGACAGCCTTAGTCCGGGCTATTTTTTTACCAGTCTCATACTGTTCAGGGCTTAATTCTCTCGGTTCTCTTTCTTTAGAAGATCTTGCCTCACGAGCTTTCATTTTTTCTCTAGAAGACAATCCCTCATCAATACGAGCTTTTTCAAGCTCATGTTCTTTCTTTACCATCTTATACTCGATAGTATGACCGCAAGCTTCAGATTTAAGAATTTTGTATTGAATTTTATTGTCTTTTTCCATACTAGTCTTGTTTTTTTCTTTTTTCCTGTGCGGCTTTGATTCCTTGATACTGGCCTACATTGGTTGTTTTTTGCTTAGGAGAAATGGACTGTCCCCACCCTGCTTTTTTTTGATTTTCTGTTATAGTTTTTGATTTTCCTTCTCCTTCCTGTTCTCTTCTAATATGAGTAGGAGCTTTCGGATCTGGATTAGGGACCATATCCTGGCCTTCTTTTTTATCTTCGTCTTTTTTAATTCCTGGAAAACCAATTTGAGACCCTATAGAAGGACCACCGGTTGAGGCAACACTTCCCGGCATACCGCTTGTTGCAGACATTAGTTTTTTAAGAGGTTGTTCTTTTTTTACCAATGTTTTGTACTGCACAGTGTGCATACCAGATTCAGACTTTTTGAATTCAAACTTAGGTTGTTCTTCTTTTTCTTCCGATTCTTCTTCTTCAGATTCTTCATCTTCGCTTTCATCATCACTCAAAGACTGGTCTTCCATGCTTGGATCTTCGCTATCTTCTGCCGGAGCTTTAATTTTTTTAGGCTCATTTCCCGAAGCCTCAGAACTTCCTTCACCTTTTAAAGATTCAGGACACTCTGCCTCGTCATTATTAGGCTCTTCACCAGCATCTATTTCATGAGAAGTGTTTTTAGATTTTTGCAACATATCTTCGTGTTTTTTTAAAGTGTTATGAGTTTTTTCCAGAATCATTCTGGCCACTTCTGCTGCTGTAAACATTTTCTTTTCAGACATAACAATCCCCTGATTTATATATTAAAGATTAATTCTATATTATTTTTAAGACCAGTTTATACCAGTAAATTCAAACACTTATTAACAATCCCATCTCTTAAGAGCGGCACCTTTTGGTGTCTTTTTGCCTTCTTTACTAGTAGGACCTTTTACGCCCGACATTCTAGCACAAAAAGATTCTCTTCTAGCTGCTTTCTTGGGCGATTTTTTGGCTTCTTTTGAAGAAACTGGAGCTTGTAGATTCGATCCATGCTCTCTATTGTATTCTTCTCTAGCTTTTTCGTTTAAACCACCCTCTTTGGAGTGCTTTTCTTTATTATACCCTACGAACGGTTTTTCTTTTTCTTCTTTCTTTATAGATTGACAAGAACCTTCTGAATAAGCTTTTTTTCCAGGAGTGGCTTCGTACCCTTCCCAGCATCTTTTTTCCATTTTTGACTTGCAAGCTTTTGAAATCACATCTAAATTTTTTAAAAGTTTATCAATTATTTCTTCGTTTTTTTTAACATCCTCAGACACTTTTTGTTTTTTCTGCATTTTGGCTTTATTTAAAGTGCCAGAGCTGGACGTAGGGATGTCGTCAGGATTCATTTCAGCAGTTGCATTTGAATCAAGAACATCCTCAATGGCATTTTTTTTATGTTCAAGTTTCTTCATTTTTTTATAAAGTGACTTTAACAATAAATCGCTTTTTTCTTTTAAATAATTATCCATACTTACCTCTAGATAAAGATTTATTCCGGATCAGTTTTAGCTACCCAAGAATCCTGTTCTCGATCAATAATTCCAGGTACTTCGCCATTGTCTTTGTTTATTATTACCAGTCCAGCATCGATTCCTTCAACAATATTGATAGCCTCTATTACACGTTTAGGAGCCTTGATCCAAGTATTCTCTACCTGACCGGTTATAGTTATGAATCGACTATAGACATTTTCTCCGAAGCTCTGAAACGCATCATTCCTGATCATATCGGTTGTCTGTAAGCTGGATATTTGGAAATTTCTAGATTCTATCAATCCTTCTCGATATCTTAACAATCCATACATCATTATGGAATAAAGCCACAGAAGGGCGTTTGGATCACCGTGGACATGACATCCTATGGAGATGTTTTCTTGGAAAGTTGCAATTTCTCTTCTGGCTTTATATATCCTATACTCTGGGATTATGCCAATTGAAGGGAAGGTTATAGTGGTTCCTGCCGCAATAGAAAAACCATTGTTGCTTTTGCTTACAATAATAAATCCTGCGCCTGTTTGGGGGTTTATCACCGCCATTCCTGGTTGTATTATTAGTAAGTTAATACTATCTGGAACTTCAAAAAAACCTGTTGCTTGGTTGTAAGATATGTAATTAAAAGGAGAGATAATATAAGGGACTACCTTACCTACTTGAGTCGGGTTTAAGGTTTCAACAATATGAGTCATATCAGCCATTCTGGCCAGACTCCTATCTTCCATGTTGGTTCCTATAGCGATGGTAATACAAGGCATTTTTTCCAAGTCCATTCTATGAGGAAGAAATACGGATATCTCGTTATCAGTGATCCATTTTTTTGCGTTTTCTATCTCTTTTTGACCGTATATGCCAGAAAGCATGGGATCTGTGATAAAATCCGAAAGAATATCATCAATCAGCCACGGATTTTGTCTGACATCTCTTAGGATCAATTCTATAATTCGTCTAAAAAAGACATCGCCTTGCCATATTGACATTATTTACCTTCGTACTTTGCTTTAATCGCCAAAAACAACTCTGTTTGCCATAGTTGTTCTGACCATTTAAAAGCTTTTTCCAGTATTTCTGCAGGAGGAGTGCCTGGGTGAACCCATTTGCCCGTTCCTTTATGCTTTTCTGATATAACCCTGAACGCTGTTATGCTTTTTTCTACTTTTCCAGTTTTAGGGTTTTTATTCTGAAAAACACTTATTCTAGATATATTATCAGAAATTTGTTTTTTATCTTTCAAATCTTTGATATTAAAAGTATTTATTTTACCAAGCCGGGGACTTCCTCTGCTGTCTAATTCTAAATCACCCGCACCTGTTCTGATACCTTTTTTTTGTAAAAAAGATTTTATCTCAGGCACAAGATTTTCACCTACAGAAGGAGATTGAGGCGATGTTTTTGATTCTCCAATAGGTATCACCCTATATTTAGACCCATCTTTTGCTTTTTTTGTGCCAGATTTGAGGAGATCTTCCATAAAGCCTGCTTTGCGGCCTTTTTCTATCCAGAGTGCTTTTTGATCCAATTCTATTATCACTACATCTTCTGATAGCTGTTCTATCTTTAATGCGGTTCTGTACATACTGGCAAGTTTTGGAGAAAGATGCTGTTGAGCAAGTTCTTCTGCTTTTTTTAAAGTACTAGAACCCATAGCTTTAACGGCAAGATGAAGATCTTCTCGAATATTATTTTTTATTCTATTGCCATCTTGTTCTAAATTCCCTTCTATTTGTACATCCACCAAAATCATACAAGTCCTGGAGGAGGAAGCTTATTTTTAGTACCTCTAACAGGACTGCGACCAGGAGGAGACACGGGATCACCATTGTCATCCAAGGCTAGTCCTCTGGATGCGTCGATCCATTTAGCCTTGCCCGTGGCCGGATCGGTATCTTTTATCTTATACCCCTTAACAGTCCCTTCTTCGTGATGGGGTTTAGGAATATGCTTTGTGGTCTGTTTGGTCGGTAGTCCACCACTCGTCTTATCTAGCGACCCTAATTCTTTTTTCTTTTATTTTCCAGAAAGTTTTTTAATTTTTCAGATTTCTGAACAACAGCACCCTTTTCGGCATTTTTTCCTCTGCAATTCATTTTTTTTCTTGCAGCACACATGGGAGAGTCTTTGTCTTCATTAGCTCGACAATCATGACCTGCTGTTTTCATTTTTTGATTAGAAGACGAGCAAAATGACGCTGCCTCAACTTTCTTAGGTTTTGGTGGCTTCTTTTTTTTATCCTCGAACGGTTTTTTGCCAGAATCGGGGGCTTTGTTTTTTATCTTCTTTAACTTCTCTCTAAGCCTTAAAAACATTTGTTTTTTATCTTCTTTCTTTTTCATTTCTAGAAGATTTTTTGTATTATTAATTTTGTTTATTAAATTATGAAAATTCTCACTTTTTTCGATATCTCCTTCATCGTCCGAGACTTCATAGTCTTCAGGATTCATGTCTTCATCCTGATCGCTTGATTCTTCATCTTCGGTTTTCATTTTTTTAGGATCAGTCTCTTGCTTTGAGCTATCTCCGTATCCTCCGTATCCAAGCTCTTTTGCCATTTCTATCATAGATTGCAAAGAAACAACAAGAGCATTGTATAGATCAGGACTCTGAGAGGCAAGAGAGGATAGAATATCCTTATTTTCTTTGAATATTTGCAAGCTATCAAAAATGGCTTGTTTTAAATCTTCATCAGTCATATCCCCTTCATCCGCCATATCTTCGTCAGACATTTCTTCGTCAGGTATTTCTTCTTCAGACATATCTTCGTCAGACATTTCCGAAGCTATAGAATCAGTTAGACCGCCCTCATCCTCGGATTCCGCATCTTCTTCTAATTCTTCGCCTTCTGGCATTTCTTCTTCGCCTTCTGGTATTTCTTCTTCGCCTTCTGGTTCAGTCTTATCTTGTTCAGCTTCTTCATCCAGATATTCATCTGAAAAATCACCTTCATCGCTATATTTATCTTTTTCACCAGCCTCCGAAGCCATCGCCTCTTCGTGCTCTGTATCTCCATCTTTATCTATATCGTCTTCTTCAGGATTTATTTCCCCGTGCTCTTCTTGTTTGTCAGGACGGCCATCGAGATCTAAGTCTTCTTGATTTAAAAATGAATTTTCACTCTCTTCTTCCGAATCCTGATCTTGTATAAGATCTAAATCTTCGGTATCTTCATCTTCATCTTCCTCTTCATCTTCCTCTTCACTTTCATCTTCACTTTCATCTTCACTTTCATCTTTTTCCTCAAATTTCGGCCTTCTGGTTTTAGGCTTACTACTTTCCATTTCCTGAAGTTTTGAATAGTATTCAGGATCTTCTGTGAGATGATCTAAAGCGATCTCTTCAGCCTCCGCTTCATCGTCGGTGTGTTCTTTTTCTACTGTGCGACCTTGCTTGAGCTGGTCAGATTTAACTTCTGATGATTCAGTCTCATCACCTACTCCGCCTTCTAATTTTTGATCAGATTGCTCTCTGTCTAAGTTTCCTGTGATGGATTGTTTCATCACTTCTTCTATTTCAGGCGAATAATCAACAATTTGATTTTTACCGTTCACCTTGGCGTAGATTAAAGCTTTAGCTGCATCAGATATTTTTTCACCAATCCCAATTGATACGGAAAATCCTGTATGCTTCTGGTATTTGTTTTTCAAATCTTCTAGTTCTTTAATACTGGTTGAAGGAACCTGAAAAATAGCCTCATCACTTCCGCTACTAATTACAGATCCACCGTTATATTCAGCCCATTTTGAAAAAATTTGTACTCCAGCGTTTATCTTGCCGGAAATTGATGATAGCTTATCTGCATCGTCGGATATTACAGCTCCTCCAATGCTTTCTCCTACATCATCAGCATCGATTGCTACGTAGGTCATTTGCTCTTTCATATCTATTCCTTATTCAAATTTTTTAATGTATTCAATAACATTTCAATATTTTCTGGATCTATATTCTTAGGAAACTGCATTTTTATGGCCTTTTCGGACTTTTGAATTTTAATATTCTTATCCCAATCTTCTCCATAACAAATACATAGCGTCAAACTTTTTCCACCTTCATATAAACTAAAACCGCAGTCTGGGCAACTAATCAGCTCGGCTTTTTTTATCTCAGCCTCTTGTCTCTGGTCGCCTTGGGATTTTTTTAAAAAATTCTCTAATTTTTTAGAAGAACTCATTAATTACTGCCTTTTAAGGGTTAATTCTTAGCTGATTGTCATCCCTCAAAATATAGAGATAAACACCAGCACTTGCTTTGACATATTTATAATTTGCCGCCGAGTACCTAGTGAAAACTTGACCTTCAATTGGGAAAGTATTATCAGCTGGAGCAGATCCCACAACTCCTATACTACCACTTTCCGACATTTCAACCCATCCAAGACCGCTAGTGGTCTTAAAGAAAAAAAGCTGATCGCCCGGGGCTATTCTTAATTCGGAAGTTGCATCTCCAATGAATTTTAATCCAGGACCTACTTCCATGTTTTTTTGAGCACCAGCTTCGCTATTGTGTTCAATATTATCAATAGTTTGAGAATCTTCCGCATATCTTCCGTCTATTTTTCTTCTAAAAAACTTACTCATCTTGTTCTCCTATATCATTCATATCGACTTTTATTTCATATTCGTAAATGGTATCAATTAGGTCTTTTGGCTCTTCTATATTTCTAACCAATTTTTCTTTTCCATGGTCCTTATTAATATCATTATTTTGATTATAGTAAACATATTCTCTTTGAATGATGGCCGAATATTGCATTCTTTCCGCAACTCTTTCTCCATCTGGACCGAATGTCTGAGCCACTCTTACTTCATTTGGTATTTCTGTTATGTACCAATGGGCGTTGTATTTATACCTTACTGAATAGACTCTTCCTTTGCCGGTATCTTGGTCTATTCCGGGATTATCCTTACCATCAATCCATTCGATATACCCGTCCTGGATTTTAAACTGGACCCCTTCTTTGTATTCTATTCCTCTGCTATCTATTAAATATTCAACACACTTAATAGGGAATTGCGCTCTATCAAAATTTCCCGGATCATACTGCATTCTTTGATAATTTGATACAAGAACATCTACATCTTTAATAAAAACCCTGTCACCTGGGGCTAAGTGTATTTCTTTGTTATCATTGTAAAATCGAGGCAATAAAAGTCTTGCAGTAGAGTGATCTATTATCCCACCCTCACCCGGGGTTTTTCTTTTGGAATTTGAAACAATAACCCCTGTAAAACATCCGACTTTTTTATAAAGCATTCCGTTTGAAGTAACAGAATCGTATTGATCGGTTCTTCTATAATCCCCTCTATCTTTTAATCCAATCGGAGAGGGGAGGGCAGCGTAATGCTCAAGATTCACTCCTCTATTTTTGATAAACTCATCCTGAGAATCTAGATTGATTCCAATATCAGGGTTTGGAGGAGATGGGATCTTAAGTTTATCCATATTAGAATTTTTTCTTAATCTTTAATTTACTGTTTTTAGCAAATTGTCTTATAGCTTTTTCCAAATTTTTACTCAGCTCAGCCTTGTCTAGTTTGGATAGTCTTTCTTCATTTTTAGATGTTTTATTCAATGAAAGAGTTTGTCCATCATCAATTGCCTGTATTGAAAAAATCTCAAAATTATGTTTTGTAATTTTGAAGTCTACATTTTCACCAGTTTTTATAGCATAGATATCTAACCCCATAATATTCTTATTCATTGAGGAGAGATTTTTAGAATAATTAGTAACCTCGGGAGATGCCTTCCCTTCGCTTTTATTTAGAGTTTCTTCAAATTTTTGTTCAAACTTCTTAGAAATTTGATAAGAGACCAGAGCTGGATGAGATCCAATGGCTAAAATTGCGCTTTTGTTGCTATTTTCAGTTTTTTTGCCGATCCCAATATGAAGACCTCCCTTCAGGGTAATGAGCTTAACTTCATCACCATTAAGGTTGCCTAATTTATTTACTTCTTTGATTTCGTCTTCTTTGATGTCCATGCGTCCTCTTTATACAAGATAATGTATAATATAAAGATTATTTCAGATATTTCAAACAGTTAAGTGGTTGTTTTTGTAGAATATTCTATTTCAAATTCTTCATTATTTTTGTTTAAAAAAGTTTTCATATCAAAAGTGTTAAAAATACGATCAGATTTCTCCTTTTCCCATATTTTTAACTTATTTTTGAGTAAAATCAATGATTTAGAATTTTTTTCCTTTCTGATGCAATTTTCTAATGAAATTATATCACCCGCCAGATCGTCCCAGCTTCTTTTTTTTACTTTACCAACAAGTTTTTCATTTGTAGTTTTTTTCATATTCATACAACATATCACTCATTCTGAGAGCCAGCAATAGATCTGGATGAGGAATCTTGATTTTTATATTTATTATATTTTTTTACATAATCGTGATTTAAATAATCCTTTCGGTCACTATCAAAAGACTTAGGCTCTATATTGTGCCCTTGATTCCAAGCATATGCCATCTTATTTTCATCTCCTCCAAATTTATCGTAAAGCTTATTGGCTAGAAATGATGCCATCTGTTTTTCATGATGAGGATTTTGTGATAATTTTTGTGATATTTTTTTACTGTTCATTTGAGCATAAGGAGCTATCTCAGAATCATCAGCCATCCTTCCTGCTATTTCCTTGACTGTCTTAGGCATTAGTGCCCATTGTCCAACAGCTCTGTCTCCTGCATGTAGTCCATGGGCAACTTTAGGGTGGTCTAAATTTTTCCCGCCCGAGCTTTCTATCATAGAGGTCGTTTTTAAAAAACTATTTATCTTTTTTTGCTTACCAGTCCCCGCTTCTTGAGAAATGCTCGTTTCTGGTATTAGTTTATTCTTTATTTGTTCCGGAGGGGTGTCCATATATCTGTGGGCATGTGCAAGACCTATCAGTGCTATGCCGTTTCTCAGGAGTTTATTAAAATTTTTATATAATTCTTTTTCGGGTATTTCTGGATATTTTTCTGTATATTCGAGAGATTTTTTCATGGTGTATTCCTTAAAAAAATGAAGTAATTCTTCTTCAGAATAAGATTTTTCAGATTTTTCAATATTTTTTGATATATGCCAATTCCCATTGATTATTTCATCAGGTAATAATCCTGCTTTTTGTTCGGCATAAATAGTTTGAGAAGGGTTTTTTTTATTATGATCTCCATGAGGTCCGAAATTTACCCATGAATTTTGTCCTAAGGTTTCCGAGGCTAATGCTTTCCCCGCAAGTGGCGAATACATTTGCTTGTGAGTTAAATAAGCCTTGTGCTCCCCTGTAGGGCCAAATCCTGACTCACCTCCCGTATGGTGTCCGTTTATATCATGAACAATTCTGAATATATCGTTAGCTAAAAGTTCTTTATTTTCGTGAGTTATTCCGGCAGGCTGTAACATGGGGTGATTCGTAGTTTTTTCCTCTCCCCCAAAACCAGATTCTGTAGGAAAATACCAGAGGTGGCCATTGTTTTTAACATCGGCATGTAATTCTTTAGAATTTTTATAAGGATTTTCCATTCCAGACTCAATTCTGGAGATTTTCAATCCTTTACCTACTAAGTCATTGAATTGCTGTTTAGTTTCATCAATCAAGGCACCGTAAGCTTGCTTTACTTCGGGATGATCTGGATTATGTTCCATGTTATGGTAGGCTTGAGCTACCTTTTTGCCATCTTCGGGATTAATTTTGACAACATCAGACTGTACCGATTGAATCGGTTGGTTTTCGTTTTTTTTAATCTCTTGTATAATTTGTTTATACATAAAATTATAATATCATTAAATATTTGTAACAAAGCGTTTATTGTAAAATACAGCCTTAATTTTCTTTACCATCATCTCTCTTTCATTGCTTAGCTCGGCAATTCTTGTTTGGTACAGATTTGGACCCGGATTAGAGCTAGATTGAGAAATACCATCATGACTTATACTTATGGAAGTATTTTTGTTTTGTGCTCCTAAGTTACCTAAAATATTGATGGCCGCAATACATCCAATCAATTCATTTATGATAGAGGGTACTTGTCCTTCTTTTGTACACACTCCTGTCGTGTACTCTATTTCCCAATAGGAAGGAACCCAACTAATTCCTCCATTCATTGCTGCGATAAAAGCTAAGCCAGCAGCCCCAGTAGGCTGGCCTTGGCTAATGCCTGTAGCTCCCACAACCGTCAAGGGAATAACATTTATTTGTTTTTGATAAAACCTAGCTGCGTCAATCCAGTCAGCTGGTATTTCAAAAATACTCTTATCGTTCGAGCTTCTGATACAAAATTTATTAATCTGAAGAATTGGGCCAAAATTCGCCATTATGTGAATAAAGCTTCTATACAGATTTTGATCAAAAGGATGTTTTTCTTTTCGTTTTACAGGAGTAATAGTTGTGGCTATCAAAAGCTCAGCTTTATCGGCAGCAATTGTAAGTATATCTTTTAAATCATCGTTAGAATATTGAGATAGGTTGATTCCTTTTAGGTATCGGTTAACTAATTTTTCGGGTGTTAAAATAGGTTCTATTCTTTTTAATAGCTCACTACTGTCTACAGCTCCTACAGGATAACCTTTTGTGCCGTAATCTTTGGGGTAGTCTTGATCAGATAATAAAGCCATTAGCAGCTCCCAGCGTCAAGAAGATCGACAGAAATAGCTTGTTCTACTCTGAACCTGCGCTCTTGTCCGTCTTCGGTTATTGAAAATTTTGCAGCACCCGGATTTGGGACTTCGTCACTTTCTAAAGTGATAGTCCATATCGATTTATCGTCAGGGAAAGCCTGTGTGGCTATTTTGATAATTTCTGAAGCTTCATCAATGTTTAAGAACGTTACCGATACCTCATCAATAACGGTTGCTTGGCTCTTATATCTCAGATCGTCTTTAAGTTTGTCAACGAATTGAAAGTACAAAACTTGCGACGATCCTTCGGAAATATTCCATTGAGATGCGTATTGAAAAGTGTTTACATTTGCTACATTTTTCAAGAACTTAACCGATATTTTCATGAGTGCTCCTATAGTTTAAAGATTATGATATTATATATTATATGTCAAGAAAAATAAGATGCATCTACATAGACGGGATAGACAAAGCGGGTAAAACTTCCGTGGTCAGAGAAATGCGTAAGTATTTGAAAAATAAAGAACTTGACTTGCATGAAATGAATGGCACAGATGATAACAAGCTGAAATTACAAAACATCTTATTAGAAGATAACTCTAATTCTGTCATTTTGAAGGAAAACTCCATACTCTCTTTGTTTCAGGATGATGTTAAAAAAGGCTTAGGTATATTTTCTGTGGGAGATGGTTATCGAGAATTGTTGAGAAAGGAACAGGATATAAACCATAAGTATGGGTCTATTCATTTCTTTCTAATACCTGAAAATATGTCAATTCCTGCTGAACGATTTAAAGAACTTCCTGATATCTACGGATTGCTAGATTCTTATAATTTTTTCAAGAATATAAACAATTACTCTGTCTCTCAAGGTCTTGATATCAGGCTCATATTTTTTAATGAAGACGACAAAATTTTTGATGTAAGAGATCAAATATTGAATATTATTGAAAAAGACTACAGAATTTAGTCCCTTCTTCTTACAATTTTCTTTTTAACCACTCGAAATGATTGATTTGATTTAAAGATATGATCTTCTGATTCAGATTTTTCTTGATTTTCTATTGAGGACTTCTCTGGTTGATGCTTCTTACGAAACAGCCTTTCCATTAAAGTCCTCATTAAATCCGATTTTTCCATTAACTAATTAGACAGCGTCAGGGATTGCAACAGCGGCAACAATTGCAACATCAATTTTATCCGCTACTGACTTAGCAACAGCTCTATTAGCCATAGCAACCACTAATCTTTCTCTTGCTTCTTTACTAAGAGAGCTGAGAAGCGCTTGTTTAGCGTTCAAAGCAGCGTTATTTGCAATCAAGTCAGCGGCTTGAAGCGATAAGCATTCAACAATTAGTTTTAGTTTATCAGAGACTTCTTTCCCCAAACGGCGACTTGTAAGAGCGACTATAAGATACTCTTCGATCTGTTTCTCTTCTTTTGAAGAGCTTGAGACCACATCAAGAATAGCTTGAGCAGCAGCAGCATCGGCTGGTGTAGCGTCGATAACTCTTGCCACCAATTCGCTGGCAACTCTTTTGTTTGCAAGAGCGATACCAAGAATAACTTCTTCTTTTTCACTAATCATAAATTTCTCCCATAGAACGGTTAATCCGTAACGCCTTTTTTGCATACTATGAATTAAAGATTATATTACGTAACCATTGCATATCCAAGTAATTGAAAATATTGAATATTTTTTTAATTGACATAAAAATCATCTTGTTCTATCATATAAAAAAGCAAGGAGGAAACATGCTTACAGATGAACAAAAAAAACTTATTGAAGTTTCAAAAAAAGTAGAAAGTCTTAAAAATGAGCTTAAAGAATTGGGGACAGAGGTAGAGGGGCTTTTAACAACAATTGGTGTTGGAAAAGCTTTCCAAGATCCTGAGGATGGTACTGTTTTTGAGGTTGTAGCTCCAAAAGGTACTTTTGTAAGTTTCAAAACAGTAGATTACGAAAGAACAAAAAGAGCAGGAGAAGCCCGAGGGACTCTTAGTATGGCTAGAGCAAAAGAATTAGGTTTTTAATCTTTGTCTTTAAAATGGGTTTTGTCGATCATTTTAGTGAGGAGTTCCACTAGCTGACCATGGTGCCTCCTCATTTCTTCTCTTAGTTGTTCAATTTTATCAGATAATTCAGCAATCTTACCTTCGTGCATATCTTTTTGATGAGCTAACTCCTGCTCCAGAGATTGGCATTTTACATCAGTATATTCCTTGGCTTCTTTTATAAGTTTTTCATTTTCACGATCTCTTTCTTCTCGTAAAGAGTTGATCATTCTATAAAGAGTGGCAACCCCACCGCTTATCATAAATAATGCTGCAAGAACAAGTCCTAAGATTTCGTAATTCATATTTTACCTATTGGCCCAGTGTTTTAATGCCCAGTTCTTATGAGCTGGTACATGTAGTTCGTAAACATGATCGAATGGATCTTCATATGTCCAATCGTTACATTCACCATCCGGATCGCCGGAGGTGTCAATTTTTTGTTTCGGATCTATTTCTATTTCAAATAAATAAAGCAGTAAATCATCTTCAAATCCTGCTCTAATCATTTTAATTTCTTTAGCATCCAATCCTGTCTCTTCCTTAAGCTCTCTTCCCATTCCGGCAAACGGACATTCATTTTCTTCTATGTGACCTGCGGGAATTGTCCATTTGTTTGTATCATTTCTTTTTCCCATAAGAATTTTGTTTTCTTTATCTACTATTAACCCAATTGCTACTCGTTTGCTATTTTTAGACATATTGAAAAACTATCCTTTTTTCTTTTGTTTTTTATCAATTTGATTAAAAAAATCGGTCAACTGAAGAGGGTTGCTGGTAAATTTGGTAGCATTTTCCCAACCTCTTTTTAACCTTCTATCAATATGTCTTACCTGTCTAATTTTATCTAATTCTTCTGGAGAAAATTTCTCAATTCCTTGGCCCGTTTTTAACGCTTTTACGTAAGATGGGATCTGTTTAAATATCTTTTCAGAGTTTTCAAATCCCAAGTGCTCGTAAAAACTTTTTTTATCAGATGGATTGTTTAATACATCAGATATGTGAGTGATATGTTCTTCGTTAAACCGATCATTCTTTGATTTATATCCCTTGTTTTTGATCCAGCTCTTTATTCTTTCTCTGTCTTTTGGATGAAAGTTTTCTTTTAACAATCTGTCAGATAAAGCTATAGCATTAGGGCGACCGTGTTTGTTTATTATGTCTGTAAAAAAGCCATGGGTTGCTTCGTGTATTTTATGACCCAACTGAGCCTCAGGAGGTCTTTTAGATTTATCAGATGTATACAAAATTTTACCCTGTTTAGCAGTCTGTTCTTGCGGGGTATATTCATAAGATTTTTGACCATACCCAGGTATGTTAACATTTGCTGCAGCTTCTTGGTTAGGGTCTAACAAATCACCATATGTTTTTGTTGCTTTTTCTTTTATCTCGCCTTCTTTTTTAGGAGATATTTTTTCGGGATTTTTTTGTTGTTGTCTCATCCCTTCTCTTGCCATCTGTGTCAGTTTTTTATTTTCTATATCCATTGCACTATATTTTTGCTCGGGCTTTACACCTTCTGGAGTCATTTTAGCAGGAACAGTGTATTCCTTTTTAGGATCTACACTTTTAACATCCATTCTAGGATCTTGTCCTAGATTCAATTCTTTATTTTGCATAAGTGGACGAGACATTTTTTCTAACTTTTCAGCTTTTTTAACTTTTTCGGGCAGTTTTTTGGGAGTTTTTTCTTCCCATTCTTTTACACCTTCTTTCCCTCCAAATTTTTCAGGATTGGCGTAAGCAAACTTACGCTGAGCTTTGGATGTAAAAGGTTTTTCTAGTTTACCCTCTAAATGTTCAGGAGTCAAGGCCGCTGTTCCTGTTCGACAATCAGGAGATCCTGTTATCATACCAGCAATAAGGGCTTTTCTCATATTATTATCTGTACTATATTCTTCAATCAACTCCTTAGCTTTAGGAGTTATTTTGAGTTCTTTGATTTGCTCTTTATCTTCTTTCGATGGTTTCCATTCACTTTTTTTAATACTATCCAACAGTAGGGATCTGTACGATGTTGAATTTATTGATAATTCACTTTCTAGAATTTCACAATCAAAGTTTTGATTCTTGTAAAGAAAGTCATCTGCAACTTCGCTATCTATTACTTCTGCGTCGCATATCTTATTACATGGCTTAACAGTAATTGCAACATCTCGTGCTATTGATTTTGTTACCAGCATGCCATTTTTTTCAATCTTACCACCTTCGATCGAAAAACCTACAACAAGTCTGCTGTCCTCACCTTTATCTTTGTTTTTATATTTTAACATGGCCGATACGTCTTCTGCGCCAGAGTGGCCTAATCCATCAAATAGTTCCGCTTTAATATAAACAAAAGGTTTTTTTGCTTTATTCCAAAAATAAAGCTCCCTTTGGGATTTAGCGTCTTCTTTTTTCATGATTTTTCTGGCAAACGTAACTTTACCAACAACCTGACCCGGACGGTCTTTTGAACCGTGTTCCCAGTTCAATATTGAATCAGGACCACCCAGACTTGAGATGTCCATCCCCTCAATACTTAGTGACTCACCTGAAGAGTCTATGTGTTCACTTGCAGCGATTCCGTCGATTATTGTATTTTTGCTCATTTTATTTCCCATACTTACAGTTAAAGATTTATTTTCATTAGTTTTTGTGAAAAATATTTAATTGTAACTATATAATATCATTCATTTTACACCCATGAGACATAATAATTTATAATAAACCGTTGAAAATTCGTTGATACGCAATTTTCTATATTAATAGGAGGAATTTTATGTTAAGTAAAGCAAAATCTCAAGCAATGGCTCGTGAAATGAAATCTGCTCTTGAAAAAAGAGGCTTTTCTGTAGTTGAGTCTGATCTTGCAAAAGGTAAGAAATTAGTACTAAGTGCTTGTATTTCTATCAGAATCGAAGCTAAAGATGCTGTTTCTAAAGATATCTTTGGAAATTCTGTTGACTCATTTGCCCCGCATGAAGTAAAACTTGCAATCGACAACGCTGTAGCTACTCATTCTCAAGTTGCTAAAGCCATGATGGAACTTGGAAAACAAGGCGTAGCTCTTAAAATTGGTGAAGACGCAACTCTTGCCGATGCTGAAATAGCTGCTGATAGTGCTGAAGAACAAAGACATAACATGATGTGGCCAACTAGAGGAGCTTAATTTTTGTCTACTCACATATAAAGGAGATCTGCCATGTATACAAAAGCACAGGTTGATGAAATGCTCCTCCAGGTAGAACACGAATTTGAAAGAACCTTGGAAGGCATTGCAAAAAACGAAAAAAATCAAACAACTGAAGAATCGGTCGAAGCCGATTCTGAAGAATTTGAAACAATTGAAGATCTTTACGCTTCAATGACAAAAAATGAAATTGAAGTTCATTATTCTTCTATTAAAAAAGTTATGATGACTAAGTCTGAGGACGAAGAAGAAGAAGAAAGTAAAGAGCACGAAGAAAAAGAGAAAAAAGAAGACAAGAAGCACGAAGAAAAAGAAGAAATGGAAAAGTGCGGCGAAATGTCTGCTAAAAAATCTGAAGACGAAGATGAAGACGAAGAAGAGGAAGAGAAGAAAGATCGTAAAAAATCTGACGCTCCGAAAATGGACAAGTCTGAAAAATCTTTAATTCAAGAAAATGAAGCACTTAAGAAAAATCTTGAAAGCTTAAACGATCTTGTAAACAAACTTTTTGCTTCAAAAAAAGCCCCTGCTCAGAAAGCGATCACTGCTAGTAGCTTTATTGCTAAATCAGAAGAGCTGGAAACAGAAGGTGTTAACGTTGCTGAAATGTCAAAAGGCGAAGTTACAAGCAAGCTAAAAGCTCTTGATTTTCAATCATTGTCTAAATCTGATAGAGATGCTATAAACAATTTTTATCTAAAAAACGAAAGTGTAGAAAAAATTAAACACTTAATTTCAAAATAGGAGGAATCCATGTCGAACACTATTGAACAACTGCAACAGCTAGTAAAGGCACTAGAAGTTGGTAGTTACAACGCAACCCCAGACAGTCTTACTCAAGGTTCAGCACTTCAGGTAGAAGATCTTTCTCCTGTTATGCAAAACGTTACTTGGGATGATTCTCACATCAAGCTTCAAAAAATGGTTGAAAGCAAAGATGCCAAGTCTCAACTCATCCAATTTAACCGTCAACTTGATTACGGTATTTTTGGTGGTTCAGCTCAGTATGAAGGTGGTATCGGAGAAGAAGATACTTCAAACTACGTACGTGCTGTAGTTCCAATGGCTTACTACTCGACAACTCGTCGTGTTTCAGTAGCTTCTAACATGATTGGTGCTTTTGACGGCGTTAAAGCTGAAGATCGTGCTGCTTCTGATGCTGCTATGAAACTTTCTGGTGACGTTGAATTCGATCTTTTCCAAGGTCAATCTGGATTCTCTTCTGACGGTTTCTTCACTGGAGATCCTTCTTCAATCGCTGATATCCCGAATATGGTTGGTGTTGACGCACAAATCCGTATGAGTGATGCAATGGCAAATACTCAAGATCTTATGTTTGCTGAATATGGTTCAGATCAAACTGTAGTTCTCTCTGCTGATGGTACTCTTACTCAGTCTATCATCGAAGATGCTGCTGTTCGTTCTGCTATGAACCACGGTTCTGCTGACAAACTTTGTCTTGATCCTATTTCTCTTGCTCAATATAATAAAATTGCTCACGCAAAAGAAAGAATTGTTCTTAGTGGAAGTGCTACGTCTAAGACTGGTGCTGAATTAAGACAACAATGGACTTCTTCAGCTCTAGTTTCTCTAGAAGCTTCTAGATTCCTTTCTGGTAAAACTAAACCTGCTCGTGCTCGTTCTGGTTCTCCGGCAGCTCCTGCTGTTCCAGTTCTTGCTTCTCCAGCTGATGCTAACTCAGTTCTTCCTGCTGGAGCTTACGTTTATTTCGTAACTGGTGTAAACGAAAGAGGTGAATCACTTTCTTCAGCTTCTGCTTCAACTTCTGCAGCTGCTGGTGACAAAATTACTGTAACTATTACTAATAATGGTTCTAAGTATTTTAACGTTTACCGTTCTGAAGCTGGTGGATCTGCTTCTTCTGCTAAATTTATCGGTCGTGTAAAATCTGCCGGTGGTGCTTCTACAGTATTTACTGATCTTGGTCATCGTAGTCCAGGTGCAGTAACTGGGTTCTTGATCCAGGCCAATACTTGGGGAATTCACCAGTTGTCTCCATATTCTCGTTTGAAAATGGCGATCAACGATCTTAGCTTACCAGAAGCCCATTTCCGTTTCTTATGTCTTGCTGGATACCAGCCTCGTAAGAACGTTCTTGTGGATAATATTACTGGTCAACTTTCTTAATTAAATTAAGAACATAAGTATAAAGGGGGGCCATTGAGCCTCCCTTTTTGTTTGCAAGAGATATAATCTTTATCTTGTAAAAACAATAAAACATTTACACCTTTCACCCAGCCCATAGGAGGAAAAACTATGTCGCAGCAATTAAAGAAAAAATTTATAGGTAATAATCAAGTCGATGGTGACAAATTATTACTTAAAGACGGTCAAGCAATTAGAGCGATGGACGGAGCTACCGAGGTCGATCTAGCAAAAATTACTTCATCAGAAGTTTATTTAAACGGATTTAAGGTTCTTGAATCATCCGGTCTAATTTCTTCAGCAAGACTCCCGTCTTACGTTGATGATGTCGAGGAATACGCTAGTTTGGCAGCATTACCAGTATCTGGAGAAGCAGGAAAAATTTACGTTGCCTTAGATACTAATAAACAGTATAGATGGGCGGGATCTGTTTACGTTCAAATTACATCTGGAGCTGTTGATTCTGTTAACGGAGAAACTGGAGTTGTTGTTCTTGATGCCTCTGCAATCCCTAGTATTCCTGCTGGTAACTTGGATGCTACAACTGTTCAAGCTGCCTTGAATGAACTAGATACTGAGAAGATTAAGAAATCTGGCGATACTATGTCAGGCCTTTTAGATATCACTGTTGCTGATGCTGCTGCTCTCGAAGCTAACAATATTGTTATTGGTAATCCATGGGGTGCAGGTTACTCTGTGATCACAGCTAAAGATGGTTCAACTGATGAAATGTATATCCAGTCAGCCGACCAACTGGGGGCATTCGCTGGAAACGCTTCCAAGGAAATGGTCGTTGGTTCAGGATACACGAGAGGTGCAAATTCTGGTGGTGTAACGATTCTTTCTGGTACTGCCGAGGTAAGTGGGGCTTCTGGTCCTATTTTTGCTCATTCGGGTGATGGTATAGGTGCTACTGGATTTGCAACTTTAAAATCTGGTAACTCATCATCAAGCAGTACAGGTACTGCTGTTTTAAGATCAGGTGATGCTGCTGTAAACTCAGGTAACACACAAGTTAGATCTGGAAATTCTGTTGGAGATTCAGGCGTTACATCTCTTCTTTCTGGTCAATCTTCTGGTGCAAATTCTGGTCAAGTTCAAGTTCAGTCTGGTGCTGCTTCTGTAGCTTCTGGAAATATCTTAATTTCTTCTGGTTCTGCAGCCACACGAGGTTTGGTCCAAATTGATGGTTCTAAGCTAAATATGCTTACTTCTATTGATATGAATTCTAATAAGATCACTGAATTGCTCGACCCTACTTCTGATCAAGATGCTGCCACTAAAAAATATGCTGATGATCAAGATGCTTCAAAACTTGTTGAAGCTAAGGCATACGCAGATGCACAGATTGCATTGATTCCTGATGTTGATCTAACTCCTTATTACACAAAAGTAGAAGTTGACTCAATAGAGTCAGGACTTGATTCAAAAATTAACACAGAAAAATCTCGAATTGACGCTATCCTTTCTGCTTCTGATGCTGATAAAGATTCATTTGCTGAAATTGTTCAATTGATTAACTCT